TTTCAGTTTCGGCAGCGCACCAACGGACGCCCTGGAGACCTGTTCGGCAGCCCTGCGCTGACGCCGTTGGAGAAGCCGTGGCCGAACGGCACGACCGGCGACCTTCTGGGCCGGGCGATGCAGGATGTCGACCTGGCGGGCAACTTCTACGCCTACCGCAACGGTGACCGGATCGTCCGGATGCGACCGGACTGGGTCACGATCATCATGGGGTCCAAGACCCGGCATGAGGCGCAGGCCGGGGACCTCGACGCAGAAGTGCTGGGCTATGTGTACGAGCCCGGCGGCCCTGGCTCCGGACGACCGCCGGTTGCGCTGTTGGCCGAGTCAGTCGCGCACTTCGCCCCCACCCCAGACCCGACCGCCGCATTCCGTGGCATGTCGTGGCTGACCCCGCTCATCCAGGACATCACCGCCGATGCGTCGGCGATGCGTCACAAGCAAAAGTTCTTCGAGAACGGCGCCACGGGCAACATGGTGGTGTCGCTTGACCCGCAAGTCTCGGTCGAAGCCTTCGAGAAGTTCAAGAGCCTGTTCGAAGGTCACCACCGCGGCCTCGAGAACGCTTACGAGACGATCTTCCTCGGCGGCGGCGCCGACGTAAAGGTCGTCGGCTCCGACCTCAAGCAGGTCGACTTCGCCGTCACCCAAGCCCACGGCGAGCTGCGCATCGCCGCCGTCGCCGGTGCAGGCCTGAACCTGATTCTCGGGTTGGGCGGGCCGCCGACCTACGCCAACTTTGCCGAAGCCAAGACGGCGTTGGCGTCGATCACGCTACGTCCGCTGTGGCGGGACTTTGCCGCGTCGATCGCGTCGATCATCGACGTGCCCAACAGAGCTGAGCTCTGGTACGACGACCGCGACATCCCGTTCCTGGCCGAGGACATCAAGGAAGCGGCCGAGGTTCAGCAGCTCGAGGCGATCACGATGCGCGAGCTGATCAACGCCGGGTTCGACGCCGAGTCCGTCGTCGATGCGGTGATGGCCGGCGACTTCAAGCGCTTGAAGCACACCGGGTTGGTGTCGGTGCAGTTGCAGCCGCCCGGCAGCGAGCAGCCGTCATCGAACGGTAACGGCAGCACCCCGGCGCTTCCTGCGCCGTCGAACAACTGACCCCGTCAAGGAGGGTCCCTCTTGTCTCACAAGATCAGCAGCCCTCCGAGGGACAACCTCGTGCGGGCGGTGATGCCCGCTGTCGAGTTCCGTGACGCGGCCGATGCAGACGCGGGCCCGGTTCTGTTCGGGCACTTCGCGAGGTTTAACGAGTGGACCGAGATCAACTCCATGTGGGAAGGCAACTTCATGGAGCGGTTCGTGCCTGGCGCGTTCCGTAAAACGATCCGCGACAACCGCTCCAAGATGCGGGTTCTCTTCCAGCACGGCAAGGACCCCGAAGTCGGGGACAAGCCGATCGCCGCGATCGACGACCTGCGCGAAGACGACGAAGGCGCCTACTACGAGGCGTCGCTGTTCGACGGTCTGCCGCCGCTGATCATGGACGGCCTGCGCTCCAACCAGTACGGGGCGTCATTCCGCTTCGGGGTTCTGCGCGAGGACATCGTTCAGGACCCGAAGGCCTCCGAGTACAACCCAAAGGGGCTGCCGGAGCGCACAGTGAAGGAGGCTGCCGTGCCTGAGTTCGGGCCGGTCACCTTCCCCGCATACGAAGGCGCCTCAGCGGGGGTGCGATCGATGACCGACGACTTCATCATCGCCTTCTTCCGCAGCGACCCCGACCGCCTGCGCGAGATGTTCGAGCAGGCGACCGAGATCCGCGAGCGCGAGGCCGACGCCGACGAGAGCCGCGTCGACGCTTTGCGCCAGCTAAGCGAGGTGCTCGCCCGTAACAAGATCGTCGCGGGCCGCCATGACGCCGCGGGCCGCGCGCTGATTCGCCAGATCGCAGATCTGGCGGTCCAGCAACTCGGCGAGCCCGCAAAGCCCGCCAGCACAGAACTTGAGCCCGCAAGCCGGGCGCAGGACGCACCCTCGAAGGACGACGCCGAGACCGACACGTCTCACCTCGCCGACGAGCGCCGCGAAACGGACGCGACCCACCCCGGGCCGCGCACCCCGATCTACGGCCAAAGCCGAGAGGAGACGAGCACGCCATGGCGGCTCTGAGCATCGAAGAGCACGAAGCAGAACTGACCGAACTCCGCGCCCGCGTTCAGGAGATCGACACCGAGTACGCAGGCGCCGCCCTGCCGGATGACGTCCGCGCAGAGTGGAACGAGGCCAACGGCAACATCGAGGCGAAGGTCGAGCTACTCGCCGAGCTGCGCGCACGTGCAGCCAGGATCAAGGACCTCGCCCCAGACCCCACCCACGCTGAGCGCGGCGCTACGTTCAACGTCGGCCGCACCGGCACCGAGGACATCTGGGACGTCGCCGCTGTCCGTTCCGCGTCCCGCTCTGACGAGCAGGCTACGGGCATGTACCGCGACAACGCGCTACGCGCTGTCGAGAGCATGCACTTCCCGCACAGCGAGGCCAACCGCGAGGAGGCGCAGGGCCAGGTCGAGAAGCTGGTCAACAAGTTCAGCTCCGGCGACGACTCGTCGTTTGCTCGCCACGTCCTGACGTTCGGCAGCCCGACCTACCGACGAGCGTTCGCAAAGACGCTCGGTGGCTTCCGGCTGTCGACCGACGAGCAGCGAGCGATGTCCCTCACGGGCACGCAGGGCGGCTTCGCGGTCCCGGTCACGCTGGACCCGACGATCATCCCGACGTCCAACGGCGCGGTGAACCCGTGGCGGCAGATCTCCCGTGTGGAGAAGATCACCGGCAACACCTGGAACGGTGTGTCCGCGGGGGCGATCACCGCATCGCGTGACGCGGAGTTCGAGGAGGTCTCCGACGACAGCCCGACGCTCGCCCAGCCGACCGCGACGGTCACGAAGGCTTCGGCGTTCGTGCCGTTCAGCATCGAGGTCGGTCAGGACTGGGCCTCCCTGGAGTCCGAGATGGCAACGCTGATCCAGGACGCCAAGGATGTCGAGGAAGCGACCGCGTTCGCCACCGGCGCCGGCACGGGCGTCAACCCGCAGGGCGTCCTCACCGGCGCCACCGGCACCGTCGCCGCAGGCACCGCCGCGTTCGCGGTCGCGCACGGCTACGCGCTCCTGGAGGCGCTCCCGGCACGGTTCCGCCCGAACGGCAAGTTCGTGGCCAACCTCGCCCAGTACAACCGCATCCGCCAGTTGGACACGGCCGGCGGCGCGAACATCTGGGTGCAGAACCTCCAGCAGGGTATCGCCGGGGACGCCAACGGCCAGATCGGCGCGACGTTCCTCGGCAAGCCCGCCTACGAGTCCTCCGTCATGACATCGGCACTGACGGCAGCGTCCAAGATCATGATCTTCGGCGACTTCCGCTACTACCTGATCGTCGATCGGATCGGCATGACCGTTGAGCTGGTGCCGCACTTGTTCGGTGCGACGAACCAGCGTCCCATCGGAGCGCGCGGGATCTACGCCTACTGGCGTAACACGGGCCGCGTGTTGTCATCTGCGGCTTTCCGCACGCTGGTCACGACCTAGTTATAGGAGAATAGAGATGACTGATACGCCTAAGGACACTGGCACCGACGAGCCGGAGATCGACCCGACGAAGGTCGTCGGGACGTACGCCGAACAGCCCGACCCCAACGCGAAGCGTCCGGCTCCTCAGCCGAACATTCCCGAGGGGGTTCACAAGGCGCCGAAGGACGACGAGCCCGGCGCGGGCGCGATCGGTACTGGCGCCTAATAGCACCCGTGGCCGGGGGCCGACCTGTTCGGTCCCCGGCACTGCGGCCCACCTCGATCTAGGAGTACATGAACGTGCCACCGCGCAAGCGCACCACCTCTGACATCTACGCGGCCACGCAGTCGTTCGCCGCAGACTTGGATGGCGAGCCTGTGTTCGTCAACAAGGACGAACGGGTCCGGGCCGGGCATCCGCTCCTAGATCAGAACCCCGGGTTCTTCGAGCCGGTTGAGGACGCCGTGCACTACGACGTCGAGCAGGCCACGAGCGCTCCCGGCGAGAAGCGCGGCGACCAGCAGCAGCAGGCGTCATGAGCAACGGCGCCGTGACCGGCACAGTCATCGCGGGCGACCGCGAAGACTTCATGGAGTACCTGCGTCCCGCCGAGTTGCGACAGCTTCCCGGTGAGATTCACCAGACGGCGATCATCGGCCACCCACCGGAGGTTCGCGACTGGCGTCCCGGCGACAAGTGCGTCGCGCCGATGGTGCACAAGACCGCACGGATCGGCGCGTACGTCACGATCGACGCCGGCACCGTCCGCAGCACCACCATCGGCGCTCGCGCGCTTGTGCTCAAGAAGGTGCACGTCGGCCACGACGCTGTGATCGGCGAGGACTGCGAGCTGTCGACCGGCTGCATCATCGGCGGGCACGTGACGATCGGCGACCGCACCCGGGTCGGGCTCGGTGCCGTGATTCTGCCGCACCGCACGATCGGTAAGGACTGCGTGATCGGCGCGAACTCGACCGTGACGAAGGACCTACCGGACGGCAGCATCGTGGCGGGGAACCCGGCCAGGCACATCCGGCCGAACCCGGTGCGACATACCGAGCGCGACGACCAGCACCGGCGCCTTGCATGACCATCGAGATCGAGGACGTCAAGCGCCTTCGGCTTCAGCCCGGCGACGTGCTGGTCGTCAGGATGCCCGTCCGCGTCTCACAGGAGGCGGCTGCGGCGATAGTGGACGACCTCGACGGCTGCTTTCCGGACAACCGGGTGGTAGTGCTCGCGCCCGGAGTCGAGCTTGAGGTTGTCGAGGCATGAAGCTCTGGCCGCGACCGTTCTTTGTGCCTCCTGACGATCTTGAGGTCGTTCGCGAGGCGGCTGACGGGAGCTGCCGGTATCGCTGGTGCGGCTACGAGTTCACGCTGACCCACGACCGCATCTCGTGGTGGTGTCACGGTGGCTACGCCCGCCCCGGCGACCTGACGGCTTGGGAGCATGAAGCGGGCTGGGGATCGTTCTCCAAGGCCGCATGTCTTCGCAAGGTGCTGCGATCGATTCGCGCGACGTGCGCGCGGGAATTGCGCAATGGAGCGCTTCATGACCGGCAGCCGGATGCGCGCCAGGCGCACCTTCAGGGGCAGGCGTGAGCAAGCGCTTGCCGGTAGCGGCCACAGTCTACCTCGAAGAGTTCGTTGCCTCTCGGTGGCCTGCCAGGCGGCCGACTGCGGAACAGGACCGCATCATGCTCGCCGCACTCGCGGCACTGCTGTCGTCCACCTCGGGCTCAGCATGAGGCTGCACGGGTTGGTGTCGTTCTACGACGAGCCGGGCGACAGCATCGCCCGGTGCCTTACCGGGCTCGCCCGGGCAGGCGTCGATCATGTCATCGCCCTTGACGGCGCCTACGCCCTCTACCCCGACGGCAAGCCCGCCTCCCCCACCGCGCAACACGCGGCGTTCGCGATCGGCTGCCGCCAGCTCGGGATGGCGCACACGCTGCACGTCCCGAACGAGACGTGGACGGGAAACGAAGTGCAGAAGCGCACCGCCCTGTTCTCGCTCGCATGGTCGCTCGCCGAGCCCGGGGATTGGTTTCTGGTCATGGACGCCGACCAGGTCGTGACCGAAGTTCCCGACGATCTCCGCGACCGACTGGCCGCCACCGACCTTGATGTCGCGGAGACGCAGTTCGTCGACATGGTCGCCCGTCGCGTTGGCCGTCCGGATTGGCCGGCCGAGTTCACGGTCCGCAACATGTTCCGGGCGCAACCGATCCACCTTGAGACCAGCCACCTGACCTACGTCACCGACGACGGCCGGTACCTGTGGGGCGACGCCTCAAAGACATTGGAGCCGACGCTCGACCTGACCGCGTTGGTCATCGAACATCATCCCGACCGGCGTCCCGACGAACGACAGCTCGGCAAGTTGCAGTACTACGCCACCCGCGACGAGCTCGGTATCGAGCGCGGCCAATGCGAGTGGTGCGACGAACGGGCGATCACGCTCGTACCCGTCGGCTGGACGTTCAGCGACCAGCTCGGTGTTCCCGTCGCAGGCTGGAAAGAGGCGTGCCTTCAGCATGCCAGCGAGGCGGACGCGATCTCACGCTTCGAACTTGAACAGCTTGGCGTTGACCCGGCGACGGTCGTCGTCGAGAACCGTAACGGTCGGCCCCCTCAGTCCATACCGCAGGCCGCCTAGGAGGCGCTCATGGCTATCACCGTCACCGCGTTTGGCCAAGGATTCATGGCCGCAATGAAAGCCGGAACCGACTTCGACGGCGCGACCTACCAGATGTCGCTGCACACGGCGACGTTCACGCCGAACGTCGACACCATGGACTTTCAGGACGACCTCACCAACGAGGTCGCCAACGGCAACGGCTACAACACGGGCGGCGTCGTACTGTCGAGCATGACGCTGACCTACGACTCCACCACCGATCAGATCCGATGGGACTTCGCGGACCCCACCTGGACGTTCTCGGCTTCGACCTCTTGGCGCTACGGGGTGGTTTGGATCAACACGGCCGGCGCTGCATCAACCGACCCGTTGATGTTCCTGCTGGACTGGGGTGCGACACAAACGGTCAGCGGCGCCTACACGATCACGCTTGACCCGGCAGGCCTGTACGCCCTGGATCTCACCTAGTACGCCGACGCCGGGAGGCCCAAGATGGCCGTCACGTTCAGCGACACGAAGGCCTCGACCTGGGCGGCCAGAGCATCCAGCCCAGAGACGACCGCATCGCTGACATGGAGCGCGGGCGACCTCGTCATCGTCGTCGGAGCAACCGAAGACAGCACCGTCACGCTGTCAACCCCGACCGCTACCGGCCTGACGTTCACGCTCGTTACGAGCTACACCGGCGGCGGCTGCAACGTCTACATCTGGAAAGCGACCGCCGCCAGCAGCGGCAGCGGCGCGATCTCCTCGACCTACACCAACAGCCGCGCCGTCGGTCTGCGCGCCTACGCGATCAGCGGCCACAACGGCACAGGCGCCACCGGAGCAGGTCGAGCGGCCGCCGGAGTCCTGACGAGAAGCCTCACGCGAACCGGAGCCAATAGTGGTGTCGTCGGCGTGCTCGGCGAATTCAACGCCACCAACGACACCGCCGTCACCGCGTCGCCCGCCACCAACGGCACCGTCGACGATGCCGCGTTCACATCCGGCGCAGCAACGCTGTACTCCGCTCGCTGGACCGACCAGGGCACCGCAGGCGCCACCAGCTACGGCATCGGCTCCTTCAGCGGCACCGCTGACATGTCGATCGCCGTCGTCGAGATCCTCGCCGCGGCCGGCGGCACAAGCGACACCGCACCACAAGGCATCGGCATCGGGCAAGGCATCGCACCGGCCGCACGAACAGACGCCTCCCAAGGCGCCGGCTCAGGCTCAGGCGCAGGGCTTACGGCCCGCACCGCGATGCTCCCGGGTGTCGGGATCGGGCAGGGGGCCGCACCGGGCGAGGCCGTGACGCACGCCGCGTCGGTCGGCGTCGGCGCCGGGGCTGGCATCTCCCCCATCGCGGTCCGGGCCATCACACCACTCGGGGCGGGAGCGGCAGCGGCTGCGGGACCGACAGCGCGCACGGCAGTCACGCAGAGTGCTGGGGTCGGCGTAGGGGTCTCGCCGACCGACAGCCAAGGCGGCGGCACCTCAGACCCGGCCCCGCAGGGTCGTGCGACCGGCATCGGAGCAAGCCCGGCCGCACGCACAACCTCACCTGCAGGTTCGGCGTCCGGGTCGGGGAACGGACCAACGGCTCGCGTCACAGCTTCACCGGGCACGGGCATCGGCGCACCGGTGACGGCAAGCTCCACCACCTTCACCGCCACGACGCCAGGGGTCGCCGCAGGACAGGGGTTCGCCCCTGGTCTGATGGCCATCGCGGGCGCAGGGGCCTCAACCGGCACGGGCATCCAACCGGCCGGCGTCCGGACGACGGCAGGGGCCGGAATGGCGGCCGGTGTCGGGTATGGGCCGGCGTTTACGGGCGAGGTCGCGCCGGGCCACGTCGAACCCGTCGCCACGGTCACCGGTGTCTGCGAGCCGGCAGCGTCCGCCACCACCCTCGAGCCACACGGCTCACTCTCAAAGCTCGTCGACTAGGAGGACCGCGACGTGGACAGAGTTCTCCAAGGCACGGGCACAACCGTCTCGGTCACGTTCTACGAGGACGGCGTGATCGTCGACCCGGGCTCGGTGACGCTGAACGTCACTCGCGCAGACGGCACCGTACTTGTCGCCTCCGGCACGGCATCCGGATCGGGCGCGACCGCTCGCACGTTCGCGCTCACCGCCACCCACACGGGACTGCTGGACCGGTTGACGCTCGCCTGGGTCAGCGCCTCGAAGGGCACGTTGACCACGACCGTGGAGATCGTCGGCGGGTTCCTGTTCTCGCTCGCTCAAGCCCGCGCGACCTCGCCGCTCAACGATGTCGACGACTATCCGACAGGCGATCTGCTGGAGATGCGCACCACCGTCGAGAGCGCAATGGAAGAGCTCTGCGGAGCGTTCGTTCCCCGCTACGCCCGCGACACCGTCCAGGCACGATATGGCCGGCCGCTCCGCCTCCCGCGCCCGTTCGTCAGGGCGGTGCGCTCCGTCACGATCAACGGCATCGACCTCAGCCCATCTGAGGTAGCCGCGGTCATGACCGACGGATCATTCCTCTACGGGTCCCCCTGGGGCACGGGGAGCGTCACCGTCGGCTACGAGCATGGCCGCGACCGTCCACCGGAACGCATCCGACGGGCCGCGCTCCTCTTGGCGAAAGTGTGGCTGGTCTCCGGTCCTGTCGACGACCGCACCAACACGTTCACGTCCACCGAGGGCGGCACCTACAGCCTCGTGACGCCGGGACGCGGCGGCTCCGTCTTCGGAGTGCCGGAGGTCGACACAGCCGTCAGCCAACACGCGATCACGCTGGTCGGCTGATGCAATCAACCGTCCCCCGCGCCAAGGCCGCCCTTCTCGCCCTTCTCGAAGCCCGCACCTGGGATAACGGCAAGCCGAAGGTCAAGTGGGGCGGGCCGACCGAGTCCGAGGACTTCCCCAAGGGCGGGGAGATCATCTACTTCGGCGACACCGCGATCAACGACACCAACCAGACGCTTGGCGCGACCCGTTACGACGAGACCTACAACATCCGCGTGGTGATCGATGTCAAGCTCGACGGTGACCACGAACAACGCGCCGAGACCCGAGCGTGGGACCTGTACGGCGAAGTCATCGTCCTGTTGGACGCCAACCGCACGTTGGGCGATGTGCTGAGCCGGATGACCGACCGGACCGTTCGACAGACGAACATTCCGATGCCGCAGGGCTGGCTGGCGCGCGTGGTCGTTGACCAAGGCTGCGTCGGCCTGATGTTCAACCCCTAGAACTGGCTCAGCGGTCGCGCGTAGAGCCCGTCGGTCCATTCGACGCGCCAGTGACCGATTCGCAGCACGAAACCAGGACGGGCGTACTCCGCGACCGCGAACTCCCGGTAGGCCTTGTACCAGCGGCCAGGATGCCCGCCGATCTCTATGTGCTCGTCGCGGCGAAGGAACGGGTCTCCCGTCATCGCCCTGCGATCCGCTGCAAGCCAGCAAACGTGCGGCCCATGGCCAAGTCCCAGCGATGCTCCGTCGCGGTCCATGCATGGCCGTTCTCGCATGTGGTGGAGATAGAAGAGATACGCAGCGGCTCGACGTTCTCCATGCAGAGCACACCATCAGGAACCGGCTCACCTCGATAGGCGAGCGTCGGGATCGGCAGGACTGCGCCGCACTCCGGGCAAGCCGGCTCGTAGCCGTCGAGCTTTGGCCAAGACGTCGGAGTCCGCATGCGCCCCATTGTCTCATCCGTCTCGGCCGAGGTCCACTCGCGCCCTTCCCCATCAGCCCTCAGGAGGGCCCACATGAGCACGAAGCGAGCCCGCTACGACGGGCCCCATGAAGAGGTCGCGGTGTTCGACTCCGAGGCCGGGATCTACGCCGAGCCCATCGCCGTTGTCGAGCGCGGCAAGTTCCTGCCCGCCGACGTCCCGGCGCGCATCCGTGACGAGCTGCTCGCAAGCGAGTGGTGGTCTGAGGTCAAGCAGGCCGACCAGTCGCCCAGCGACGAAAAGAAAGAGGCGTAGGACATGGCCAGCGGCAACGACATGCGCATCGGTCTCTCCAAGGAGACCACCTACGGCACCCGGGTGACCCCCGCGCGCTTTCTCGCGATTAACGGCGAGGACATCAACTACGAGTTCAACCGCTACTTCAGCCCAGCCCTTGGAGTGGGCCGATGGGCGCGCCCATCGGTCACCACGACCTCTGCCGGATCCGGCCCGATCAACGGCGACGTTCCGACGACCGGGTTCGGGTTCGTGCTCGACGGCCTGCACGGCAACACGGTCACGCCCGTCCAGCAGGGCGCCACCGCAGCCTACCTTCAGACCCACACCCTCGACACGCCGCCGAGTAAGTCCTACAGCATCCAGGTGCAGACGCCCCCCGTCGCATCGTCCACCCTGGTGCCGCTGGACCTGTACGGAACGATCCTGGGCGGCATCACGCTGTCATGGTCTGCGGCCGGCGTTCTGAAGTGGTCGATCCCGACCGTCGCGCGCGAGCTGAACACCGCACAGTCGCTCGCGACGTATGTTGCCCCGACCGCCTGGTCACTGTTCGGATTCCAGGGCGGCGCGCTGACCATCGCCGGGTCTCCGATCGCCGACATCGTCGGCGACGGCTCCATCACCATCGGCTTCAATCTTCGCGATGACGCGTTCGCGCTCGGAACCTCGGGCCTGATGAGCAAGCCGGTCGAGACCGACAAGCCGACCGCATCGGGCTCGTTCAACGCGGACTTCAACGACCTCACCCACCTCAACCGAGTGACCGGGAACACGATCGCCGATGTCGTCCTGACGTTCACCGGCGCGACGATCGCCGGTACCTACAAGTACTTCTTTGAGATCACGCTGAAGGACTGCGTGTTCACCTCCCCGCGGCCCACGGTCAACGGCCCTGGTCCGGTGTCGCAGTCGGTGACGTTCACGTCGGCTCCGTCGGTCTCGACGAACGTGCCCGTGATTCGCTACCAGTCGACCGATACCACGTTGTAGGTCATGGGGATCACGCGGTGGTTCCAATCCGGCAGCGAGGTAGTCGGGCAGCCGGACCGCGGACACGTCCAGATCCTGCCGCTGCCGACGGGCGCATCGACTGGCGATGGCGCGATGATCAACGCCTTTATCGCGGCGCAGTCCAGCGGTACACGCATCACCACCCTGCCCGGTTACACCTATCTGATCGACCAACCTGTCGTGCTGCGCCCCGATCTGCGCTACGACTTCTCGCACTACTACCCGTCGTCGATCGTCTCGCCTCCGCCGAGTTCCGCGGCGGGGACGGTTTTTCGCATGGCGGCCGGGGCGAACTTGAACTACATGTTCGCCTCTCAAGCCTATGTGCTCGGTGCGTCCGGGGCGATGGACCCGCCGATCTGGGTCACCGGCCTGTGCTGCGATGGCAACAAGACCAACCAGACCGGCGGCACTGGCCACGGCCTCGTGCTGACCAACCTCCGCTCCACGGTCCGCTCCTGCGGGATCGTCAACAGCCGCGGACACGGCATCTACATCCTCGGCCGGGGCGCGGATGGCTCCCAGCTCACGGGCTCCGGGGTGGAGAACATCATCGACTCGTGTTGGATCGACGGCTCCGGCGGCAACGGCATCTATGTGCACGGGGCCGGCAACCTCGTCACCGACGGGATCTGCATCAATAACCGCGTGTCGAACACGGGCCTGGTCGGCATTCAGGTCGACGCGCCGGCCGGATGGGTCATTGCCCACAACCATGCCTGGGCCACGACGCTGTCAGCGATCACGACGACGGGCTCCTACGCCACGCAGATCCACAACAACTACATCGAAGGTTACGGCGGCCTGCCCGGCATGGCCGCCGCCGGTAACGCCTACTCGGCCGGGACGACGTATTCGATGTGGCAGGTCGTCACGTCCTCCAGCGTCCTGTACTACTCGCTGACCGACAACAACACCGGCAACACCCCCGCATCGTCGCCGACGCAATGGCAGGTCATCGGGACAGGTCTGAACATGTACGGGATCGCGTGCTTCACGATGGGCTACCCCCGCCCTACCCATGTGCACGACAACGTGATCAGCCTCGCGCATGTCAGCCAGGGCCTGACGTCGATCCTGAACTATCGCGGCATCCTGCTGCAGTCGCCGACGTCGAACACCGCCTACGGGATCTGCCACGACAACGTGATGCAGAACGAGCTGCAGCCCGCTGGTACGAACACGACGGCGCTGCGCTACGGCATCCAGAGCGCCGGTGTGCTGGACGTGACGTCGCATCACAACCGGATCCTCGGCAACTGGAACGCGACGACGTCGATCGACGGGACCGTCGTCACCAACGGCACCACTTACTAGAGCGGCGATGCGCATCATCGCTCTGCTGTCCTGGTACGAGGAGTCACCGGGATTCCTGGCCGAGCTGGTCGAGAGCGTGGCCCGTGCGGGCATCGATCATGTTGTTGCGGTCGATGGTGCGTATGCCGCGTTCCCGGACGCTGAGGGCTCGTCTGATGGCGACCAGGCGCAGGCGATCATCTCCAGCGCTGAGCGGTTCGGGATGGGCGTCACCGTCCACCGACCCGCGCGACCCTGGGCGGGGAACGAAATCGAGAAGAGGACGTTCTTGTTCGCCGCCGGCCATCTCGTCGCGGAGCCCGGTGATTGGCTGTGGGTGTGCGATGGCGACGAGGTCATCACCCAGGCCGACGGCGTGTCAGAGGCCCTGGCTGCGACTGGCCTGGAGGTGGCGTCGCCGATCCTGTGGGAGGGCGTCACGTCCGGCGAGCATCAGTGGAACAGCCAGCCGATCCGCAAGCTGTTTCGCTACCAGCCGTCGGGCATCCAGGTTGTAGGCCATCACGCCTGCTACCTGACCGGTGACGGGGCCGTGTTGTGGGATGCGTGGCAGCCGACCAACGAGCTGCCTTCGTTGTCGCTGCCCGGCGTGAAGGTCCGGCATCGCCCCGGCGACCGTGACCCGGATCGCAATCGCGCCCGGCTCGCCTATTACGCGCGGTCCAAAGCCGAGCGCCTGGAGAAGACCAGCGCCTAGAAGGTAGGCGCCCTCTGCGGGCACGGCTAGGTCCAAACCCGTCCAAATAACTCCCAGGACTTGGACGCTGGAAGGGAGGGTCATGGCTAAGGACATTGGCGTTGGCGTCGATGACCTCAAGCGGTTTCGCCGAGAGATCCGCGGCGCGGACAAGGCCATCGACAAGGAACTCCAAGCCGACTTCAAAGACGTCGCTGAGGATGTCGCTCGCGAAGCGTCGTTCCTGGTCACGCGCAAGTCCGGCAAAGCAGCCGCGGCTTATCGCGGCACCGCGAACGGCTCCAAGGCGCTGGTGCGCAACCGCGTGTTCTACAGCCGGTTCATCGAGTTCGACTTCCACCCCGGTGGCGGCAGCACCGTCGTCCCGGGCCAGGCGCCGATCGGGCGTGCGGTCGAGCGCCAGGAGAACGCGATCGTCGACAGCGTCGGCGACGCCATCGAAGCCGCCGCGCAAAAGCTCGGCTGGCACTGACCGACGGAAGAGAGATCCGCATGGCCGACGACGACGCCCCCGGCAACGAGGGCGAGAGCATCAAGATCCACGTCGAGGGCAAGGTCTACGACCTCGACGACTTCGAGCTCGGCGAACTCGAATGGCTCGAAGAGGAGATGGGCGACCTCTCGCCCAACACGCTCAAGACGGTCAAGGCGGCGGTCCGGTTCGTCACGCTGATCAAGCGCCGTGACAATCCCAGCTTCTCGCTCGAGGACGCTCGGAAGCTGAAGCTGACCGTCTTCGACGACCCCGACGAGGCGAAGAAGCCGCGCCCTACCAAGCCGCGAGCTTCGACTCGCGGAAAGTCTGGCGCGACCTCCTAACGCAGGGCGTCAACCCCGGCGAGTACGGGATCGGGCCGCTTGACATGCACCGCCTCACCCTGGCGGACGTCGCGGCCATCCAGCAACACCACCGCAGCCGGAAGGAGGCGACCTGATGGCCGGCAAGACCCGAACCCTCACCGTCGCCATCGTCGGCGACTCAAGCGGTGTCAAGCACGCCTTCGGTCAGGTCGACAAGTCGGCTGCCCAGTCCGAAAGCAAGGTCGCAAAGTTCGGCAAGGCCAGCGCCTTGGCGTTTGCTGGTCTCGGCGTTGCCGCGGGCGGCGCGGCGTTCGTCGGCTTGAAGAAGAGCGTTGAGGCCGCCCAGGAGGCCGAGAAGTCCAACGCCAAGTTGCAGGCGCAGCTGAAGGCTTCGGGGATCTCCTATCAGGCGCACGCCAAGGAGATCGACAACGTCATCCAGAAGACGAGCCGTCTCGCCGGCCTGGATGACGAGGACCTTCAGGACGCGTTCACCAACGTGGTCCGAGCCACGGGGTCGGTCAACACCGCGATGAAGGACATGGGCCTGGTCGCGGATCTCGCGCGCGGCAAGCACATGGACGTCGCCAAGGCGGGCGAGCTGGTCGCGAAGGTTCACGCCGGGAACGTCGGCCCGCTGAAGCGGCTCGGAATCGAGTTCGAGAAGAGCACCGCGAACGTCGACAAGCTCAAGGAAACCAACAAGAAGTACACGCCAGAACAACTCAAGGCTGCGCAAGCCGCCGACAAGCAGGCCAACTCCGAGAAGGCGCTCGGCCTGTTGCGCGATCGGCTCAAGGGGCAGGCCGAGGCCTACGGAAAGACCACGGCGGGTGCGACCGACCGGGCCAAGGTCGCGATGGAGAACCTGGGCGAGGTGGTCGGCGCAAAGGTCGCGCCGCTGGTCGCCAAGGGCGCGACCGCCCTGGTCGACCTGATCGACAAGTCCGGTCAGCTCGCCGGCCCGATTCGCACGTCGACGGGTGCGATCCGCAACGCCTATGACCGCGTGTCAGAAGCCGTCTCGAACTTCGTCACCAAGAACCGGGGAAGCATCAACGAGGTCATCGGCGCAGCCAAGCGGCTGGGCTCTGCGACACGGACCGCGTTTGAGGCGATAGCGCCGGTCGTGGCGAGGGTCGCCGGAATCGTCGGACGTCACCTCGGCCGGATCGCAGAGGTTCTCGGCGACGTCGTAGGCGTGATCGTCGCGTTGGTCAACGGTGATTGGAAGAAGGCGTGGCATCGCGCTGGCACGGTCGTCAGCGACGCGTTTGACGACATCGTCCAGACCGCGAAGGACGTCGGCGGGCTGCTGTGGGATGCGATGACCGGCCTGGGGAAGCTGATCGTCCGCGGAATCTTGAAGGGCATGGGGAACCTCGGTCACGCGATCCTCGGCAAGGTCAAAGACGCGGCCGGGTTCGTCGGCGACCAGATCGGCAAGCTGAACCCGTTCGGTGACGGCGTCGGCAAGGTGCTGGGCGATGGTGTCGGCAAGGCCGTTAGCGGCTTGACGCCGGCTCCGATTCCCGGTGGCGGTCTACCGAGCTTGATGGGTGCTCAGGCTGCGCTTGCTCCAGTCGCGTCTGCTGCTGCCGGGTTCGGTCTTCGAACCTCGTCCGGCCGACGGCCGGGGTCGATCACCTCTAGCGGCAACGTCTCGTATCACTCGACCGGTGAGGCGCTGGACGAAGCGGGCTCGCCGTCGAACATGATGCGGTTCTTCCGGTACATGAAGTCGAAGTTCGGGCCGAGGCTGGCGGAGCTGATCTACACGCCGGGCGGGGTCGGCATCAAGGATGGTCAGCCGCACCGTTACACCGGGGCGGTCGCCGCCGACCACTACGACCACGTGCACGTGGCGATCGACACCGGAGCGCCTGGTGTTGGCGACGGTCTCGGGCGACACGTCACTGGCCCCTACGGTGACGGGCTCGGAAAGTTCGTCGCAACCTCGTACGGGCCGCCGTGGGAGGGCATCCAGGGGACCGGGACGACCGCCACGGGCGTCAACCTGAAGGACAGCCCGCACACCTACGGCATCGCCGTGGACCCGTCGAAGCTGTCTTTGGGCAAGTCCTATTACGTGTGGCCGAACCCGTTCGGCTACAAGGGCCCGTTCAAGGCGTTCGACACGGGTGGGGCGATCAAGGGCAATCGCATTGACTTCTACGACTGGCGTGGTCGCAAGCAGCAGAACGCGTGGGGCACTCGTACGGTCGAGATCTCCACCACGGCAGACGGGGTCAAGGGCAAGAAGGCCAAGGGTCCCTACAAGGGGCCGCGGGTTGCGGTCACGATCCCGGGTGGCGCGACGAGTAGCGCCGGTGCGGCTGCCCCGTCCTCGGATGCCCCGTCGTCCTTTGAACTGAACTCCGCGTTCGCGGATGTTGGTGTTGCGCAGGCTGCGACAACGGCGACGACGAACGATGACCAGATCGCGCTGGCCAACCAGAAGAGCGTTGTCGACAAGCGAATCAAGACCATTAAGAAGGCGCTGAAGAAGCGCGGCCTGAAGCCGTCGACAAGGCTCCGCCTCACGCAGGAGCTTTCCGGGCTGATCGGCACGAGTCAGGGCATCGGCACCCAGCTTGGCGATCTCGGAAAGCTCGACCCGGCCACCGGGCAGGCGATCCCCGATCCGCCGCCTGCGCCGAGCTGGGACGACTACCTCGGTGCTGAGGCGTCGTCCGCGCGCCTGACCGCTGGCCTGGGCGACGACATGACGTCTGCGTCACGGATGCTTGATACGCGACGCGCCGAGTTGACCAACGCGCTGGCTGGCGGCGACCCGCGAGCCATCCGGGACGCAGCTGACGCGCTCAAGGCGGCCTCGGACAACTTCGACTCAGTCGTCGAGCAGATGAAGCAGGAGAAGGTCGACTGGGCCAACGCCGATCTCGCCCTTGCTCAGCTCACCGACACGCTCGACGACGACAAGGCCGCGCTGGAGAAGAAGAAGGAACTCGACGAGCAAGCACTCGCCGAAGCCAAGGCCGCGAACGACCCGCGGAAGATCGCCGAAGCGGCCGGCAACTTGAAGGCGGACACGGAAGCGTTGAAGTCGCTGACCGACAGCATCGACCAGTCCAACCAGCTCGCTCAGGAGCGCATGAACTTGGACAAGCAGATCGCCGATAACCAGCTCAAGCTCCTGGCGATGGCCGGACAGGGGCCGGAGATCCTAGCTGCGATCGTCGCCGCGGTCTCGGGCAGCATCGGCGGCAAGTCCGGGTTGGGCTTTCAGTCGGTCGGCGTTCCGGGCCGGGTGGCGACCTACTAGATGCCTGAGCTTCTGGAGTTTGACGCGGCGGGCAGCAACGCGGACGGGACCGATCCCGGGTCACCCCTGTCGATCATGAACGCCAACTACCGGGTGCTCTCGCACTCCTACGCCTCGCCCGAAGAGCAGGTGTTGTTCGCGGAGTCGGTCGACACCGAAGGTGGTCTGCCCGTTGGGCGCCATGCGGTCAACCGGACGATCACCATGTCGCTTGAGATGGTCGACGCCACAGGCTCGCTCCTGCGGGCGCTGCTGGCGAAGGTCGCGAAGATCCGCCGGGAGGGCGGCACGCTAAAGCGGACGCTGGCTACCGGTCAGGTCGGCATATTCGACCTTCACACCGCCGGGGCGGTCGATCCCAGCTTCGACATCTCCTACTACTCGGGCAACCTGGTCAAGGTCGACCTGTCGTTCATCGGGAAGCCGTACATGCGTGGAGCCTCGGTCACCTTGACCGCGCACACGGAGTCGACGCTGCCGTGCCTCGTGTTCACCGAAACGGGAATCGCTGGTGACGTCCCGGCGCTAGGGAAGCTGCGGATCACCGACGCGCAGGGAGTTGACCAAGGGTTCGTCGTCTGGGGCATGCAGTCAAAGGAGTACAGCTCATCGGCCAACGCGGCGCTGTTCTACGAGGCCGAAACGCGCACCGCCATGGGCGGATCTGCCACAGCAGCCGGTCCGTCCGGAGCATCAGGGTCCGGGTCCAACGTCATGCGCAACACCGACCTGGCGTCGGGCTTCCTGGCGATTCTGTCGACGCAGGCGACCGGCGGAGGGGCGCATCTGTCCCACGTCGGCGGCTTCCGCGTGTTCGCCCGCGTCCAGGTCCCGGCCACGGGCACGGGCACGGTCAGTGTCGCGTTTCAGTGGGCACAGGGCCACCTCACCAACTGGACGACGAACACCACCCAGGTCATCGACCAGTCCCGGGAAGGCACATGGGTGCTCCTGGACCTCGGGCCGATCGACATCGCACGCGTGACCTACGGGACGCAGCGCTGGGAAGGCAGAGTGCTGGCGAAGTCCACGCGCAGCGGCTACGACATCGACATCGACTGCCTGTACATCGTGCCCGTCGACGAGGGCTACGGTGTCGCAGTCGCCGTACCTACCCCGCCGACCGCAACGCCGACGACGTACCTGGCACGCGACGACTTCAACCAGACCGCTGGCAACCTCTCCGGCAAGACGCTGCCAACCGGCGGTACCTGGACCACCGTCGCGATCGATGCCGCTGCCACAACGGACTTCGCGGTGGACGCAGCCAACGCAGTGCTCACGCGCATCGACACAGGCAGCGGACCACATCGCCGCGGCGCCCATAACGGAACGAACTACACCAACATCTCTGTCGACTTCGACTATGAGGTCAACAAGGCCTTGGCCGGCGGCGCGCTGTTGCGCTACGTCGACAACAGCAACTTCGCCAGCTTGCAGATCTCAGCGACGAGCTTCTCTCTGGCGATCGTCGTCGGGGGCGTCACCGTCGCGCTCGAGACCGCGTTGATCGGTCTGTCGACGGGTTGGCGGTCGTTTCGCGTCGCGGTCAATGCCGCCGGCCGATGGGCGCTCTACGCCTCGGCGGGCACCGGCGGGTTCTACCAGCTTCAAGCCAGCGGGCGGCGCTCCGAGTTCGCTACCGGCGGTGTCCTGGCGTCGGGCAAGTGCGGCTTGATCGACGACGTCGCGACCACCGCGCGGAACTTCGACAACTTCCGTCTGTGGGCACCGCCGACCGACGCCGCGATGTTCGCCTCCCGGTCGCTGGAGGTGTCCAGCTTCGGCGCGCTGCAGGAGGCGGCAGCCGGTTCCAACTGGTCTGACCACAGGAACTATGAGGGTGACAACCTGCGGGTCCCGCCTGCTGGTGCCGAAGGTCGGTCGGTGCGGTTCTTCGTCAAGGCTTCGCGGAACGACCCCTACGACGACGGCGCCGACCCGGCCATCGACGACCTCACCGCGCAGTTGACCTATGTGCCCAGGTTCCTGGTCGCGCCCTCGTGAGTGACCCAAACGAGGACCCTTCTCCGTCGAGCTAGCAGCCGAGCACGCCGTTCCGCCCGGCGACCGCCAACCCTCGGACCAGCCCATCTTCGCGGACGAAGGACACATACAACCATGCGCGGCCGGTACGTTCGATTTCCGGTCCGCCGCTCCCGCATTGGATTGGCGTCGCGGCCTTGCCTTCGTTGCGTTCCGCGGTCTGTTGGTCATCACCGACCCGCGTCCCGTTGGCGGTGCGCCATGAATGGCAGGTCGTCAAGAAGTTGGCGAGCCGATCGTCCGCGTCAAAGACGTAGGTGCTCTTTCGGCCGTGGCCGCAGTTATAGGTGTAGAACCGCATCACGGCCCCATTCTCGACGGTCTCGAACGTCTCGCGGCGTGGGCGTCCGGCGAAGCGGATCACTTGCTTCGTGGTTGACGTCCCGGCCTGAAGCGGACCGACTCGGCCGTTGCGAGAGACGACATTGGCGGCGCTCTCGCGGGCATCAGCGGCAGGCGCGACGGCGACCGTAACGGTCATGACGACGAGGGCAATCAGGTGGCGCACCCGCTGAGCATGGCCGTTACGGTCGTCGTGCGTCAAGACGAGCATCACTGAATCTCGGAAACGGAGTGCGCATGGACAGCAACGACACGCTCGCGCTCTCCATCTCAAGATCCGACGGCACCATCAAAAGGTGGGGCCCGGACGAGCCTGACGGCAGCGACATCTTGGGCGACCTGACGTTCAGCACCAGCATCCCGGGCGGCGACAAGGACTGCACCTGCTCCCTGCTCCGACGAATCGACGTGGAGTACAGCGACCAGAACCTGTTCGACCAGGTCCGTGTCTACGGGCCCGGAAACCGGACCGCGTGGCAAGGGCGGATGGTCCAGTTCCCCAGAGACCACGGCGACAGCTACGGCATCAAGCCTGCCGCGGTCGGCCTCGCCGCCCACCTGAAGGACGACCCGTCGTTCCGTGAGATCTATGTCGACCGGGACCTCGGACGATGGGCCGGGCCTTCGGTTCAGAGGCAGATCGGACTGGTGTCCGCCAGCTACCAGCCATCGACGGCTGAGATCGTCAACGACCTCGTGTCACCAGCACAGAAGTCGGCGGTGACCGACGCGTGGGCGTCCCCGGTAAAGCCGGTCTGCGAAGCGTGGTACGACGCGGGCGGCATCCCGCTCGGATCGCTGTACTACGCGTGGACTAAGGGCGGGAACATCAGCAGCGCGGACACCAACTGGAACTGGTTGGCGGTCCTCGAGCCGAGCAACGCGACGATCGCCCCTACCGACTCGTCGGGCAATCTCAGGGCCGCCGGCCCAGGTGCGGGAGTTGTGACCGCAACAGGCACACGTCCTTTCGCCGCCACCCAGCTCTTCTATGGCGGCTCGCCGGCGGGGGCAGCCGGCACCGACTACGCCATCTTCTGGACCTGCCTTGCCGTGTACGGCAAGCACGGACTGACCAAGCAGGGCACCGAAGACGCGACCACGGCCAAGGGCTTCTACGTGTCGGACATGATCGCCGACATCGTCGGTCGCGCCGCACCGATGCTGTCGTTTTCGACCGGGGCGGACGGGTCTATCGAGCCGACGTCGTTTGTCGTCCCTCACGCCGCCTTCCTCGACCCGGTCACGGCCGAGGACGCCATCGGAGTTCTCAACGCCTACCACTTGTACGACTGGGGCGTCTACGACAACAAGTTCTTCTACAGGGCGCCCGATCCCGGGCGGTTGACCTGGAAGGCCAGTCTGTCAGACGGTGCGAAGCTGTCGCTCGAAGGCTCGACCGCCGAGCAGGTCTACAACGGTGTCTATGTCACCTACACCGACCCGTCCGGTGCCAAGAAGACCGTCGGGCCACCCGGCGCCCTCGCCGACGCAACCGACCCTGTTTTGGCCGACACGAGCGACGAAAATCCCGTCAACGCCCACGGCATCCCGCGACGGTGGGGCAAGCTCGACCTCAGCCTCACGACCACGCAGGCCGGAGCTATCCAGCTCGGCTACGTGTGGCTCCAGGAGCGCGCGTTGGCGTCACGTCGCGGACAGGTCACGCTGACCGGCACCGTCACGCACCCAACGGAGGGCAAGGTGCCCGTGTGGCGTGTCCGGGCCGGGGACTGGATCTCGATCTCTGACCATCCCGCGAGCGCTCCGCGGAAGATCATCGAAACCTCGTACAGCCATGCGACCAGGACCGTCACGGCGAGCCTGGATAACACGGTGGCAAAGACCGAAGCGATCCTGGAACGGTTAGGCGTCTACAGCATCGGCCGCTGGTGATCTGCTCGCCCCTTTGGGCATGCCGCAGGTGCTGCACTTCGGCTTGCGTGCGCTGTTGATGATTCCGAGCGGCAGCCACACCAGCAGTGCCCATACGCTCAGGGTGACAAGACTGAGGATCAGGTGCAGGACGTGGTTGATCCTAGGCTTTGTGAACAGCGACTGGCGGTCGCATGTCGCGCAGTAGGACGTGCTTTGAACGACTCCCATTGGCGCAATGTAGTGACCGGGGTGTGTTCAGTGCAACGGTGAGCGGTCAGGTCCAGCGACACCCGCCCGGGGCTTCGATCCCCGGACGGGTGTCTTACACCGAGGAGAACGCCTCGATGCACAGCAACCCTAGTTCGGGTCCGAATCGGCGCGCAAGGAGTTAGGTGATGGAGCCGAACGCTGGACGTCGCGAGTACGACGGCGAGCATGTCGACCCCGCCACCAAGAACTACGTGGAGGACAGGTTGCGCGAGACCCGCCACGAGTTCCGCAACGAGGTGGAAGCGCTGCGTCTGGCAATCACCAACGCCGCGTTGCAGCAGACCAAAGAGCACGGCGAGGTTCGCAGCGAGATCCAGGGCATCGCCAGCGAGGTCGCCGCTGTCCGTCGCGATCTGGCGATCGTGCTGCCGTTGCCCGAGACCGTCGCTCAACTCGCGAAGCGCGACGAGATCGACGACGCTCGCGCAGAGGTTCAGAAAGAGCTTCTGGCGGAGGTGCGTGAGCAGCGGGCCGACACGCGCAGGTATCGCCTGGCCGTTGTGAGCTTGGTCATCGCTGCGATCTCGACGGCGGTAGGAGTGATCCTGCTGTTCAACTAGAGGGCCTTGGCGGCCTAGCTGAAGTCTTCCTTGGCCGGGCGTGTAGGCAGCGTTCGAGGCCGAAGTGTTTCTACCGACCCACGGGAGGGTCCACATGCACAACCGACGTCCCACTCGGGACGCGTCGTGAGCGTTCCGCTTCCGGCGCGTCGGCGACCGCTGCTGCGCACCTACGTGCGCAAGCCGTGGCTGCCCGCGGCACGCCACTCCCCCGCACTGGCCCGCTACTGCGGCCAGCATCACTACCTCACCCCGCACTACTCGATCGCGGAGATGGCCGACACGCAGACGGGCAAGCTGCCGATGAGCGTGCGGCCGGCGGCACGCCGCCACTGCTTCAACCTGGAACGGTTCCGGCACGCGCTCGGCGACGTCCCGGTCCGGATCGACGGGCCCTACCGGACGCTCGCGCACAACCGTGCGGTCGGCGGTGCAACCGATAGCCGCCACACCCACGGAGACGCAACGGACCACTTCATCGCGACGTGTAACCAGATCGTCGCGAGATCACCAAAGGTCGGCACAAGGATGGAGCTCGTCGCCCTGGCCGAGCGGATCTTCCCAGGGGTCGGCAACGAAACCAGCGGGACGCTGCACCTCGACTCGCGACCGGGGCCGTGGGCGCGGTTCGTCACCTGGAGGCCAGGACGATGACCGTCAAGCAGCGCGCCCGCGACCTCAAGCTAGCTCGGCGGGCGAAGCGCCACGGGATGCAGAACAGTCTGCGGATCGTCATGGAGGCGCGCGCAGCAGGTCTGCCGATCTCGTTGGCGTTCGCGCTCGTGCAGCAGGAGTCCGGCAACGGCGCCAATGTGTTCGGGCACGACCCGACGATCTTCGTCGGTGCCGGCAATGTGACCAAGGCGAAGTATCTGGCCTACAAGAACGCACGCGGCCATACCCGCATGCAGGGCGTCGGGCCGGTGCAATTGACCTGGTACGGGTTCCAGGACCAGGCCGATGCGATGGGTGGCTGCTGGCAGCCGAAGTACAACCTGCGTGTCGGGTTTCAGCATCTCGCGCACCTGATCGCCCAGAAGGGCGAGCGCGCCGGGATCAAGGCCTACAACGGCAGCGGTGACGCTGCGGACCACTACGCCAGCAGCGTCCTGTCTCACAAGGCGACCTGGCACCGGAGGCTTGCTTGATGTACGCGTTGGAGAAGTTGACCGCCCTGTTGCCCCCGAAGCTGCGTCCGGCGGCGAAGGCCTTCTACCCGCTCATCGTCGCCCTGGCGACCGCAGGGGTCTCGTGGGCCACCACCGGGAACCTGTCCACGACGGAGATTAAGGCCGCTGCGGGCGGGGCGATCCTGGCGTTGATCACCTATGTGGTGCCCAACCGCGAGTAGACTTCAGCTCACCTGCGAAAGGCCGTTCCTTGCGCCCGTCCGGGGTTTTCCCGGGCGGGCGCGGTGCGTTCATGGATAGGTGCACTGCTCGCTAGGCGACGATCTCCACCTCGGTGTCGGTGACGTACTCCAGGAACCGGGATGGCTCGTCGGCAACGGCCGCTTGGAGCTTCTCGGCGATCTCCTGGTAGTAGTCGTCGCTGCCGTCGTCGGGGCGGCCGATTAGCTTCTCGCAGACCTCCTCGGGAATGTCGAGCGTGAAGTTCAGGTGGACGAGTTCGTTGCTCATGAATCCTCCAGTGCGACGCTGCAACGCGCTTCGATCTCTTCGAGCCACGCCGACGTCTCCAACGCCGTGCGCGAGTCGTCGGGCAGGATCTTCTTCTGGTTCATGTGCCGGACGACGGCCACAAGGAACTGCGCGGCCTTAGGCGACAGCGCGATGGTCACGTCGTCCGGGGCGGTTTTCTGCCCGTCGTATCTGTCATTTGCCATTCTGATTGTCCTTTCGTTCTAGGCGGCGAGGCCGAGCGCGGTGAGCGTGCGGTGGTCACGGCGGCGGTCGGAGGCGATCAGGTTCCGGGCCTGGCTTGCGGTCATCGGCACCCCGAACTCGCGGTGGTAGGCGTCGGCTGCGGCCCGGTAGCTCATCGCTGGTTTGGTGAGGTAGGTGTGACGCAACCATTGGATGCGCCGGTCGACCTCGGTGTCCTCCACGGGCATGAGTTGTAGCTGCGGGCGGCGACCGCTCGTGGGCCAGCAGCCGCAGCCTGGGGACGGATCCCACGGCATCCGTCCGTGCTCACACTCCTCGCCCGCTTCGGCCTGCTCGAGAAGATCGCCGCCATGGCGAGCGTCCCGTTGGAGGGCTTCGACGTAGCCGCTGGCGACGTGCCGGCGCTCGCCCCCGTGACGTCGTTCGCTCGTCATGCGGCCAGCGCGGCGCAGCCGAGACAGATGACCTCGTAGACCGCCGCGCCCTCGACACCCGGTAGCAACGCGTCGCCGTCCTCGACGACTCGGCGCGTGTAGTGGTCGCCGAGCTTGAACTCGTCGCCGCAGCCCATGCATCGCATGCCGTGGGCGTAGGGGTCGTTCGGGCCGCGGATGCCGAGCAACTGTTCGGTGACCGGCCACACGTCGGTGACGCTCGGACAATCCGCGGCGTGCTCGGGCGTGTCGGCGTGGCAGTCGGCCTTGCAGAACACGCACCAGCGGAAGTCGTTAGACACGATCAGTCCTTTCCGGCCACCCCGGTTGGCTCATACGATCCGTTGTATGGACGTTCGCTACGTACTGACCGAATACGACCCTCAGCAGCCGATGGTCCCGGTTGCTCAGCGGGACCGGTCGGTCGACCTGCCGACGGCCGAGGCGTTCTATGCGTGGGCGGCCGACACCTACCAAGCGCCTCAATGGACCGCCGAACTCTTGCTGACCGGTACTCACGACGGCGGGTGCTGATCGCCAAGAACGACCGCCAGGTCGCCGACGCCGGGGACGGTGACGTGCAGCGTCTCGTTGTGCGGGAGCTTGTCCAGCGGCGTCGGAACGCCGTCGATGACGATGGGCTCCTTGCCGAGGATCGCCATCGCCGCGCGGACAGCCAAGTCGTGGCCGACCTCGTAGTTCGGGGTCTTCTCGGCGTCGAGCGCGGCGAGGATGGCGCGCGCCAGTGCCCGCGTCGCACGGCGCTCCGCGCGCAGCGCGTCCCGCTCGGCGGCCGCGGCTCGTAGCGCGGCTTGCAGCTCGCCGACCAGATCGAGATCAGCCATCGGACGCCTCGTTCGTCTGGCCCTGCGCGCCGAGGTCGACGCCGTCGGTGCGCGCCCGCATCGCCGCCTTCAGTAGCACTTCGCCATCGGTGTAGAACGCGTCATCGGTCGCGCCGAGCGCGAAGGCGGCGACGGACCGAACGGCCCCGTAAGGCGTCAAGTAGCAGGGCACACCACGCGAGCAGATGACCTCCAGTGCGACGCGGTGACGCTCGGCGGCATCCTCAGGGATGGCCACGTTGGCGCCGTACTCCTTCAGGCGCGCGAAGTCGCTGAAGCTCAGCGGCGGGCTCGCGCTTTGGCCCCGGAGCACCTGTTGGTCATCGGTCATCGGGTCTCCTCCTGATCGGCGTTGTTGTTGGTCTTCCTGGCCCACCATCGCCACAGCGGCGGGGCCATGCCGGCGACAGCGACGGTCAGCCACCACGGGGCGATACGTCGCTCTGTCATCAGCGCGCTAAAGCTCAACCCAGCCGCTATCCCCCAGCCGATGTTGCACGCCGTGTAGGCCAGCGCCGCGACCGCGAAGTCCAGGAGAAACCGGGCGGTCATCGGGACTCATCCCCGATCTCGTCGGCAGTCGCACCCCATGGGCCGACCTGTCGGCAGATCACGATGAACATGCCCTTGCGGGCGCTCTCGTTCTCGGCCATGTCCTCCCACTCCTGAACCCACGTGCGGGCCTCCTGCTCGGTCATCGGGCCACGGTGTAGGGCGGTGGGTTCGTGGTCGCGGGCTACGCCCCATTCGAGAGTCGGGGCGGGTGTGGTGCTAGGCGGCATTCGACCGCCTCCCCTCAACCCCGGGCGGAACGACGGTCGCGGGCACCGTGCCGATCTGGAAGTGCTCACGTAGCGTGCTCTCGTCCAGGTTGACCCAGACCTCGCGCCACTCGTAGCCACCGCCCATCGGATCGTAGGTCTCCTTGCAGGCCTTCCAACGACGTTCGGTGTCCTCCTCGTCCTCGACCTCCCACGTGCCGCCGTCGACACACCCCGCGATCAACGGCATGCACGTAGCCGGGTCGTGTTCCCAGTCCTCCCGGTACACGCCGACGAGCATCAGAACCCTCATGGCTTCTCCTTGTGGTTGGTGTCGGTCTCGACTCGTCGCAGCTTCACGCCGAACGGGGACTCGTATCCGGGACAGTTGTCGTTGATGCAGAACGGGCCGAGGCCAAGGTCTTCGCCGTCATCGACCCACGAGTGAGCACAGGAAGGGCAGACCCATCGAAGGCCGACTGCGTCGGGGCGCGGGAGTCGGTCGCTCATCGCCCCTCCTCGGTGTGGACGACCACAGGTATCCCGCGTCGACGCGCCTCGTCGATCGCGTCCTGTGCGCCCTTCGACCCACGGCGCTGGAAGGCCAAGACGAGGTCGGGTTGCTCGTTCAGCATCACCCGGTTGCGGATGACCCCTGCGGCGACGTCGTAGAGCGTGCCGTCGCGTCGTCGGCGTATCCGCCCGGTGGGTGTGTCCGGGGTCACCGACCAGTCGGCGGGGAACGGGCGTACGGTCCAGCCGAGTTCGTCGGCTAGCTCGGCGGCGATCGTGTCTGCGCCCGGGGCGTCCCCGTGCAGCAGCTCGACGTCACCGGCCGGCGCGTGGTCGCGAAGGGCGCGGTGGATGGTGGCCCTGTCGGTCCAGTCGCGAGACCCGGTGACCATCACCCGCTTGACCGCCCTCTCTCGTGGTGGGTTGGGGTGGTGGGTGCGTTCGGTAGACGGAAGAACGCTCATCGACCGGCCCTCGCACGCTCGGCTGTGCGCAGGTTCTTGCGCCGGATGCCCGAGCACACGACGCAGAGCTTCGTGCCGTCCGACCAATCGACGAGCCCCTGGTGCTCGTGCTCGCAGTTCTCGCAGGCGCGTAGGGTTTGCGTCCAGGTGCTTCCTAGCTCGCGCCCGGGTCGCTCGTACAGCGGCAGCTCGGTCATGCGTCCTCCTCCGTCATGACCCACTGGTCGCCCGAACCGGCGGCGTACTCCACAAGGATCTGCTCGACGGTCAGCTCGGACTCACCGGGTCCGGCGCGATTTCCGGCAACGATCTGTTCCGGGGTCTCACCAGCGGGGTAGCCGTCGATGATCGACGTGCCGTTGTGGTCGGCGCGCGAGACGCGATCCTCGCCCCAGTGGTCCACCGCTCGGTCACGGCCCATCACCCATGACAACGGCGCGTCGACCACGGTCGACCACTCGCAGTAGGCGTCCTCGCCCAGCTTCGCGACATAGCGGCCCATCAGGCGTCCTCCTCCGTCGTGACCCCGGCCGACTCATCGACCGCATGCAGGCGCACGGCGCGCATCCACCGGCTCGTCATGATGTGCTCGGCCAGGTGGTCGGCGTCGTCCAGGGAGAGCCCCTTGCTCTTGGCCGACCACAGGACGTGGACCAAAGCGGTGTGATCGGAGTCGTAGGACTGGATCGGCCCCAGCGGTTCGGGCGTGGCGGCCATCAGGACCCACCCTCCCCACGACGAGCAAAGAAGCGCTCAACGGTCTCGCGGACCTCGACGGCGAGCGCGTCGGTCTCCTCGAAGTCCAGCCCGTGGTCGGCCACTGCGCGGGCGCAGTCGTCCGCTGCGGATTCGACGTCAGAGACAAAGAACGTGCTGCTGCGTCGACGGTCATCGGCCATCGGTGGTCTCCGTTTCGTGTAGGGCCACAAGCTCCGGCTCTGGCCAGTTGAAGTCATCGCGGAGGATCGTCGCGAGTCCCTGGACTGCGACGTTCGACGTGTGCCCAATGCCCTCGGCGACGCAGTGTCCGTCGTTGTCGCGCGCCGCGCACGAGACGCCGTCAAGCTTGGTGGACATCTTGATCGTCCAGCCGTAGCCCTCGGCCTCGCGCTTCAACCTGGTGAGCAGGTCGTCCATCTACTCGTCTCCTTCGGGGTGTGCGGCCATGTCCTCCGGGGTGGCCCGCGCCTTGGTGTACGGCGCGAAGTAGAACTCCAACCACCGCACGCTAACCGTGCGCTCGTCACCCTTCCGATACGCCCGGAAGCCGGCCGGTTCGACGACACGAATCACCGTGCGTTCGGGGTCGGAGGGGTCGACCACGACCACCCTGGTGCTGACGTTGCCCCAGCGCGCGATCCATTCGTCGCCGGGCTTCAGTCCGTCCTTACGCGCAGCAGCGAACCTAGGCACGGTTTCGCTCCGCTTCTGCTGCCGCTCGCACCAGGGCGACCCGTCCGGGCACAACCTCAGCGAGCAGTCCGTTGACCGTCGCAATGCAAGCATCGCGGACCTCGTCGCGGTCCTCTCGGTAGCAGCCCACTGTCGCGCCGTGGTAGTCGTCGAAGTACAGCTTGCCGCCAAATCCAAGGAAGCCCATGAACCGGAACTCGTGGCCGTGGATCGCCTCGGACGTGAGGTAGTGGACGAAGTCCTGTCGTGCCTCCCGCTTCGGGCTTGCGCCGGCCTTCTCGACCAGGATCGACCAGACGCGGTCGGCCTCGCCGGGCGTGAGCGAGCGGCGCCGTTCGGGCAGGTGGGTCTGTTCAGGCATCGGTGGTTCCTCCGTGCTCCCGGTCCAGCGTCGCGTAGTAGATGTCCTTCACCTGCCGGGCGCGCTCGGTGCCCGGCGTAATCTTCGACGAGTAGAAGTACATGTGCCACGACGGGAGCGCCTGAAGGTAGGCGCGCTCCTCGTCGGTCAACGGCTCGGCTGCGTAGGTGTCGACCGCATCGGTCGGGGCGAGACGGTCAGGCATCGGTGACCTCCCCCTCCTGTCCATCACCGACAACGAGCGGCTCGTCCACCCACCGGTTCAGCGCGCGAGCGGCCGCCTCGCGCCGCGTCTTCTCGGTGTTGGGGATCAGCCCGGTGCGGTCGATGTCGTCCAGTGCGGCGAGGTAGCCCGCCCGGTACCAGCGCCAACTACCAGAGAAGGCGGCCGAGTGGGCACGCGATTCACGAGCCATGCGAGCACGCCGACGTCTCAGCATCGGTCTTCCTCCTTCGTGTCATTGAACCCCGACCCGTCGTCATCGCCAGCGAGATCGACGCTTCGGAGCATCGTCCGTGCGCCCGTCATCGGGTGCGGCGGGGTCGCACGACCTACGACCTTCCACGCCGAACAGCGCAACGGCGAGCAGAACCGCGGCGGGTCCGCCATCCGCTCAGGCTCCGTAGCGTCCTCGTAGACGGGGACGCCGCAGCGCGGACAGATACGGCGATCAGCCATCGGACGGTCGCCTTCCGTCCGCAGCGGCGCGCGAGCGGACGGCCTGCATCCATTCGCTGCGCATGATCTTGCTCGCCAGCTCGTCGGCCTGGCGCCCCTTGATGCCCTCGGCCCAGAGCACTTGGACCAGCGCGGTGTGGTCCGCCTCCCACGGCTCGTAGACGCGCGTGTGGGGATTCGGATCAGCCATGAGCTTGGCCGCCCTCCTGGAGCCCTGACGACCGCACCAACGACTCCTCAGACTGCTCGGCGACGTGGTTGGTGTCGTGGTCGCAGAGCGAGCCGTTGAGCCACGCGCAGCGCGCGGGCGCCCGCCCGTAGGAGATGGCGGCGAGGTCGTCGCAGAACTGCTGCCAGGCCGACAGCGGGATCGTCGCGGTCTGTGCGGCATGGTCGACGTTGGCCGTGCGCACCAGCGGGGCGATCGACGACACGTAGTAGCCACGCCGCCGGTTCTGCTTCTCTGCCTCGTAGCGGTTGCGGTTGTTCTCCAGCGCGAGTTCGGCGTACTCCTCCTGAAGGCGCTCCAGGTCCCAGTCCTCCGGCTCAAGCGGCTCCGGGTAGGCATCGCTCATCGTCCACACCTCACACAGTCGTCGGTCCAGTAGTCACCACGGAAGGGACGGGTCATCGATTGCCCCTGACGACATTGCCGTTGGCGTCGATGCGCCGCGAGCGGCCCGACGCCTCGCCGCGCGGCACCAGGTAGATGTTGGCGTGCCGGGTGCAGTAGCGCTCGACCTCTGCGCTGAGGCCGCGCTCGACGCGATGGCGCGGCTGGTCCTGCTCCCACGTCGCCCGACGCGTGCACGTGTAGCCCGCCACGGTGTCCTGGTCGCAGTAGGCCATCAGGTGATGTCCACGTCCGGGTCCTGGGAGACGAACTCGGCGAGGTACGTCGGGTCCTCGGCGAGTGCACGTTCGAGCGCCTGCCCCCACTCGGGGGACTCGTCGTCGGGGCGACCGACGATCTGCTCGGCCCGCGGCCCGGGGATGTCCAGCCGGTAGGTGACGATCGCCAGGTAGTTCGGTGCGTTGCTCATGTGTCCATGGTACCATTTGGAACCATCTGGCACAAGTCGGGTCCAACCAGTACCATGCGCCCATGGCCGTCAAGCGACCACGCGTCAGCGAAGACCTCGCCGCACGCATCGACGCCGTACGCGGCGACATCCCGTTCGAGCGATGGGTCAACCGCGTGCTCGAAGCGCACGTGGTCGAGGCCGAGCGCCGGGGACTCGATCCGTCGAAGCAGATCCCCTCGCTCGGCGACCGCAAGTAGCCGCCTGCGCGACAATCGCGCGACAGTTCGTTGCCCACGGGTGCGGTCGGTAGCGGTCCCCTGGCGGTCCAAACCCCAGATGGGACGCGGGATTCCGCGTACTGGCGCGGGGGCCGTTAGATGTAGTACACCGCTACGGCCGGGCGTCGACCACGACTTGCAACCCATCATTGGGCAGCAAGTGGGGTTGCATCCCAAATTGCTGCCCCTCCGTTGGACCGGTTCCGGGAGCGTCGGTGCCGATTCGGCCAGCCGGAATGGGGGTGAACCGTTGAGGTCTCTAGTGGTCCGAACGTGGCCCCAGCGCCCCCGGTTGGTGCGAAACCCCGCAGGTAATGCGATACCGGTCGGTTGTAACCCATGATTGCTACCCATCGTGCCGCGCATCACGCACCCTTCCGGTCACGTCGAGAGTCGAGGTCGACGACCTTCGACGACACCAGGAATCCGCGGTTACGTTCGTTGCGCTGGTCGGCGTTGTTGTGGATGTAGGTCTCTCGGCACACCCGCGGGCTGTTGCCGAGTTGATGAGCGGCGTCGTACTCGTTGCCGCCCATCGCCACGATGTGCGACGCGACCCGGTGACGCAGCGCGTAGAAGTCAAAGTGCTCGCCGCCCTCGGCGCCGTCCAGCAGCTCTGCCCAGCGTTCGTCGTCGACGGTCTGCCGGAAGCGGGCACGGATCGGCTCCCAGTAGTAGCGCAGCGACCCTTGAGCAAACGGCTTGCCCTGCACCGTCCGGTACAGCGGCCCTTCGGTCGGCCGAAACGGCATGGCCGTGATCGACTCGATCACGATCTCCGGCAGCACGATGATGTCGGTCGGGAACCGGCCGCCGCGCTTCTTGACCCGGCGGACCTTCACAGTGCCGGCGTCGAAGTTCATGTCGTTCAACTCGACGGTGAACGTCTCCCCTGGGCGCGCGCCGACCCAGGCAGCGAACAGCGTCCACGAACGGGCCGTGCGGCCGTAGCCGTCTTGGCCCCACTCGTCCAGGGCGATCTCTGCGATCCGGTCGGTCTCCTGCTCGGTGATGGCTTTGATGAACTTTCGCTCGCGCTTGCCGGGCTGCTGACGGTTGGCCAGCGGGTTCCGCTCGCAGACCTCAAGGTTGATCGCCTCGTTGTACATCGCAGACACGGTCTTGGCCGCCCACGGCCGCTCGCGAGCCCACGCCAGGGCCTCCTTGCGACCGACTCCACCGTCCAGGGCGCGCTCCCCGAACGCCTTGAGATAGGTCGTTAAGTTACCTTCGTTGGTGACCCGCGTCCCCCGCTCGGGCCGGGTCGTGCCCGGACCATGGTGGTCCTCGAGCCACTCGACAGACCAGGACCGGACGGTGTACCCGTCGTTGACCGGGGCCCCAGGCGGCGCGGCGTTGGCGAACTCCTCCGCCTTCTGCCGCGCCAATTCTTCGGCGCCGCCCTTGCCGCGCAGCTTCGTGCGCGACCCGACGTACACCTTCTTGCCCACCGCCGGGTTGTAGACGTACACCGGGCGCGCACCGTTTTTCCCGCGCGGTTTGCCGATCGCCATCAGGCAGCCTTTTCGTGTTGGTCCTGCTCGTCAAGCCAGCACATCACCTCGCGCACCCTAAACCGAACAAGCCGCCGCCCCCACGGATGCCACGGCATCCCCTCCCCACGCCACCGCTTCACCGTCGAAGGCGACACCTTCAACAACACCGCCAACTCCTCACTCGTCACGACCTCGTCCGGAACCGGCCGCAGCTCACTCATGGTGGTCCTCTCCGGGTAGCGGCACGATCCCTTCACGTTCGTTGACCTCCGTGGACTGGATGACGTGCGGCAACCCGTCCTTGCGCACCAACTCGATCCACTCGGTGATCGCGTCGAACTGCCGACGGTTCAACCTGCGCGTCTGGACCGCGGGCATCCCAGACTCGTGAATCACCAGGTCCACGTTGCGCGCAACCACCCGTGCTTTTGGCCGGCGATGTAGACGGATCATGAGGGCTCCTCAGGCTGATGCGAGTCGCCAAGAGCAGCGAGGCTTCGGCCGCATGCAAGGCAGTCCACGGCGGCGATGTCGTCGCCCTCGGCGAGGATCACCAGGCCATTCGGCGCGGCCCAGAAGTCGGGCGTCCGGCCGCACAGTGTGCGCTCGTCCTCGACGGTCAGAACGGCATGCGTCCTGCTCATCGGTCCGACCCCGGCGCGGTGTCGAGCGCCACGTCAGCCTCGGTCGTCAGGGCAGCTTCGCGGTCGCTGTCGCGCTTCTCCAGCACAAGATCGAAGCGGTAGCCGTCGAGGCGCTCGGTGACCTTCTCCAGCGACTTGGTCAGCTCGTCCTCGACCACCGCCGCGACGTAGCGATCCGTCGTCCTGAGCGCGAACACGTAGTCGATCTCAGCCATTGTCCAGCTCCTGCTTCTGGCCAGGAGCCTCTGCCAGCTCGACGCCGTCGACCTCGACCGCAGTGTCACGGACGTGGTCGCCGTCGAGCCACACGCGGTGGCCCGCGTCGTCGGTGCCGCGACCCTCGTAGAAGCCGACCTTCCCGGCGTAGTCGCCGGTCGTGACGCGCACGCGCGCGCCTTCGGGGATCCGGTCCTGGGCCGCTGTCACGGTGGCCTTGTAGGACTGGGCGTTCTCCAGCACGTAGACCAGGACCGTGAGGTCGTCGTCGAACTGCTGCTGGTCGATGCGCGCAGCCGCTTCGGCGGTCGCCACTCCGTAGTCGCCGAGATCTGCCTCGTACTCGACGACGACCTCCAGGCGCAGCTTCACGCTCGCGTTTTGGCCCCGGAGGGACGACGCTTCGTTAGGCATCGACGGCCTCCCGTGCGTTGGTCAGGTCGTTGAGGTGGTCGTGGAGGCTCAGCAGTGCGTTGGCTGCCTCGTCGTCCTCGATGATGGTGTCGCCGAGCGTCCACATCCCGGGCTCGCCGTCGAGCATCGCGCTCAGCTCGCGCGCCGCCCGTTCGACGCGGAGCATCTCCTGAGAACCCTTCGGCACGCGGCCGTGCCCGGCACAGGCCTCGCACGTGAACGATGGGTTGCCGGGGTGGCTGTCGTCCTGGTGGTAGCCGTCGCCGCCGCAGTCCTCGCACGCGTCGCTGACCGCTTGCAGGGCGTCGTAGGTCCCAGCCGAGACGGACTCGGCGCCGTGGCAGGCCAGCACGAAGTGCACGGCCGCCGCGGGCAGCTCCCACGGCTGAGCCCCGGCCTTCATCCACTTCGTCAGCCCGGCGCGAACGCCGTCGAGGTCCATGTCGCGATCGTCGGTCGGCTCCCGCAGCGCCATCGCCGCAAGGCCATGATCCAGCGCGACGCGCGCGACCGCAGAGCGCAGCGAGGCGTGCAGGCTGCTGAAGCGCCGGAGCGCGAGCGCGGCCTCCGTGACCGCTGCCGCGGGCGCCTTCAGTCCGCTCGTGCGTTGTTGCAGAAGAGATCGCTGGTCAGGCGGCATCGGCCGCCTCCTCTCGGGTCGGGATGGCGATGCCGGTGGCGGCGCTCAGCGGGTGCATGGCGAGCAGGGGCGGGACGGCGTTGCCGATCTGCTCGAACTGCTTGGTCTTGGTCCCCTGCCACGGATGGTCGGCCGGGAAGGACTGCAAGACCGCGGCCTCCTGGGCGGTGACGCGGATCGCGCCCGCCTGCTGGGAGCCGGAGATGTTCGGGTCGTGGCGACCGGGCTTGGAGATCCGAGGGTCGCAGTTGACGGTCGTGGCCGGGCGCCGGAACGTCCAGAGGTCAGCGCGCGTGCCGACGGTCAGGGCCGGATGCTCGATGTCACGCTGGGCGCGCCCGACGCCTTCGACCGAGTTGTTGCCTTGCAGCACCCATGCGCCGCGCTCCATCTCGCGGCGCATGCCCTGCCTGGCGCCGTTGCCGAAGATTTCCGCACCGCCGGTCTTCGTGCCGCCGGCGCACACGGTCATCGACGGGCGCTCGGTCATGCCCCAGCCCAGCGCCTCGGCCATCGACACCCACGGCATGACGCCGGGGTCCAGGCGGCCAGGGTCGCGCGGGTAGTAGCGGCTGTGGGTCGGGGCGGGCGGCACCGCGGGGCGCGTGCGGCTGGCGATCAGGAACGCACGGCGGCGGGTCTGCGGGACGCCGTAGGCCTCGGCCTGGAGGTGGCCGGTCCACACGTCGTAGCCGACGGTGCGCAGCAGCGGCGCGCAGAACTCCCAGAACGCCAGCACCGGCGGAACCTGTTCCCAGCACGTCCACTCGGGACGCAGGGCGAGCACCCAGCGCAACGGCTCGACGACGAGCATCGACCGCGGATCGCCGGCGTGGGCGCCGAGCGTCGCGCTGAGGTCCTCGCCCGCTGCGAGCCCGAGCGCGACGTGCTGGATCGCCTCGATGTCTGCCCGGCCCTTGCCCTTGCCCGCGGCGCTGAAGGACTGGCACGGTGGCGACGCGATCAGCCCGTAGCGGCGCCCGCCATCCAGCCAGCCCGAATCGAAGCCGACCGCGGCGACGTCGCACTGCATCGTCCGCAGCCCGGCCGCGCGGCGGGTCGCGCACGCGGCGTCGTCCAGCTCCAGGCCGACGGGGTCAAGCCCGAGCGCGCGGGCCCCGAGGTCCCAGCCGCCGGGCCCGGCGAACAGGTCAATGACCGAGCCGTGTGCCGTCATGCCATCCTCCTGATCGCGCGCTGCAGCCGCCAGCGCAGCCGGCTGACACGACGCATCCGCAGCTCGGTCGGGTGGTCGAGCCAGTAGCTGCCGTCGTCGCCGACGACCGGCTTCCAGAGACGCTTGCGCCAGCGCGCGCGTTGCCCGCAAAGCGACGAGGTCCGGTCAGCGGACGTCCGTTGGCCCCCGTGTGTCGGGCTATCGGGCATCGGTCGAGCCCTCCTCTCCCGACTTCGGTGCGGGCTTCTCGACCCACGGCCCGACGAGTCGGCGCATGGTGTTCTTGCCGTGGTCGTCGTCCCACTCGCAGACGAGCCCGACGTTCAGGACCTCGCGGTCCCCGGCGTCGACGAGCTGCCGGAACCGCGCCGCGTTGCCGCCGAAGAACTCGACGATGACCTCGACGTCGTCCGCGGTGAACACGCGGACCTTCTCGGGGCTATCGGCCATGGCTGGCACCGTCCTCCCCCGCCGTGTCGCCCAACGGCGTGGCGACCCAGGCGGTCCACCACGCGTCGAACGTCTTACGGTCACCGTTCGAGTAGCGGTTGTCGCTGATGTCGAGCCTGGTCACGTACTGGCGGGGCTCCAGGTGCAGTTCGATGACCGGCTCCTGGCCATTGGGGATCCGGTCAATGCGGCCCTTACGCGCTGCGATCTGCACCAACATCAGCGCGTCCGTCCAACCAAGAGAAGCGACGTCCCGGTCATGCCGAATCACCCCGACGCAAATGGTTGGCGAGTGCTTGTCGTTGACGATCCGAGAGTCCGCCCAGGGTCTTCGATGGGCTGATCTGCAACCGCTTCAACACCGCGTTCGCGCGGACCCTTCCGTTCTTCGGGCAGGCGATCAACAGGTCGATGACCTTGAACGTGTCAAGCCACCACGGCGGGTCCACCAACAACGGCAACGGCTGAACGCGGCCGCCCTTCAGGTTGCGCTTCAACTCCGACCGGCGGTGACGGACATCGTTGCCCTTCTTGAGCGCGTCCATGCGCTGCTGATAGGAGCGGTCCGGAGCCCCGTGCTGACGCGTGCTCATGCGAGAGCCTTCGCGGTGAGGACGTGCGCCAGCGCGAGCGCGTCGGCCCGGGTCATGTATGCCGAGATGGTCGCGTCCTCGTCGTTGACGTGACGGAAGTGCAGACCGACCTCGTCCTTGTCGGACCGGTCGACCTCGATCCCACCGGGCTCGCCGACCCAGTTGACCGCGGGCTCTACCACGTCATCGTTGGTGTGGAACTTGACGTCGATCCACGGCAGGGAGTTGATGGTGCTCATGCGGCTTCGCTTTCTTCTGGGGTGGTGGTGGTTTGGAGTGCTTGACGCATCGACGGCTTCCGCAAGCCCTGCTGATCCGTTGGCATCAGGCCGGCGCGGACCGCGGTCTCGCGGCGAAGCTGTTCGAGTTCGGGCAGACCGGCGGTATCGAGGCCGTGAAAGACGGTGCCGGCCTGGACGCGCTTGACGTGCGCCTCCCACTTCGTGCGCACCTGTGCTTCGGCGACCCGGTCACCGTCGAGGGCGGCGATCTCCGCCCGGCCGACGACACGAATGAACTCGTCGACCATCCAGTGGATGCCGGTCAGCTCCGCGATCCTGGTTGACAGGTCTTCGCGGCATTCGCAGTAGCGGGAGGTCAGCTCGTGCTTGGGCCGGTCGTCGTTGTCGTCTGGGGCGATGAGGCCGGTGCCGTCACAGGAGCCGTAGGGGCACTGGATGTTGTGCGCCCACCGTGCCCCGCCGACGGCACGACGACGCCGGTCGATCTCCGCTTTGACCGTCCCCCAGTCCGGGGCGTTCAACGCGGCCTTGACGATCCGCAACCGGATCTGCGCCCCGTTCGGGGCGTGCTCGCGGCCTTCCCGGTAAAGCATCTCGACCGCAACCCTGGCATGGTCGAACTGGATGTCGGCGAGGTCGTCGAGCATCTGGTCACGAACGACCTTGGAGTGCGACCAGCGCTTGATCACCATCGCGTAGATCCGCAGTCCCTCTGCTCCGTTCATGCCGCCCGCCCCCGTTCCTGTTCGCGCTCCAAACGATCAGCTTCAGCTTCAGCTTCGGCTGCGAGACGCTCCGCCTCCGATGCGTGGTTGAGCTTGGCCGGCCGCTCGTAGGCCACCCGTGCTCTCGTGCTCTCCACCGCAAGCTGAAGGTCCCGCGTTTGCGCTCGCCGGGTACGCAGTCCGCGCATCACGCCGCTCGGCGCACGTGCGGTGAGCGTGCCGCGACGGTGGTAGTCGCGAATCGCAGCGACCGTCGCGTCGACCAGCTCGAGCACGTCCTCGCCGCCGTCCTGTGCGGCACGGATCTCAGCGAGCACGCCCATGTCGTCGCCCTCGACCGGCAACAGATCGGCGACCGCCTCCAGGCGCCCCATGACTTGGTCGAAGAGCGGATGCTGCTTTTGCGCGCTCGCGTGCGTCTCATCATCTCTGGTGTGGGTCGGGACGGGACGGGACGGGACGGGACCATCGGACTCCAGGTTGGTGCCAGCGTCCGTCCCCGCGGCGTCCGCGCGGACATCCTGCGGATCGTCAGCGGACTGAGCCTCGCGACCCCTGGCTTTCCGGGCCGCATCCCGCGCGCGGCGTTCAAGGACTTCCTCGCGTGACGGGTTGTGGTCGAGGTAGTCGTGAATGAGCCACCCGTCGCCCTTGACATTCCACTGACCTCCGCGGACCAAAGCGTCGACCAGTTCAGCGCGGCGCTTGCCGCTGACCTTCGCATCGTCGAGCGTCTCCTCAACAAAATCCGGCTCCACGTAGCCGTCGGTGAGGTACTTCGCGCAGTGCAACAGGCCGGCCATGTGAAGCCCGAAAGCGGTCAGCCCGGACCCGTTGCGGCCACGCTTCAGGAGGCGCTGCGTCTTACGGTTGCTCCACAGTTCGTCGGTGAGCTTCAGCCACGCCATCAGGCGGTGTGCTCCTTTGGCCGGCAGGTGCGATGCCCGCTAAGCGACGAGGCTTCCATCGGCCTCCCCTTCCGCCGCGGTGAACAGGTCCAGCGCGCCCGGCGCGGCGGCCACCGCGCGCTGCGGCGGCCGGTGGCCGAGCCGGATGTCGGTCTCGATTCGCTCGCGGGCCAGCGCGGCGTAGTCCGGGTTCAGCTCGACGCCGACGAACTCGCGGCCGGCGCGGACCGCGACGAGCCCGGTCGTGCCGGCGCCCGCGAACGGGTCGAGCACGACGCCGCCGCGCGGCGCGCCGGCGAGCACGCACGGCTCGATCAGGTCGGGCGGGAACGTCGCGAAGTGCGCATCGGCGAACGGCCTGGTGGCGACCGTCCAGACGTCGCGGCGATTCCGGGTCCGACCATCGCCGAGGTGCGCCGACACGCCCGCGCCGAGCACGGCGCGCTGGGTCCCGCCTCCCGACTTCGGGTTCTCGACGTTGCCCCACGTCGCACCGGCGGCCTTGCGCTCCTCCCACGTGGCGCCATCATCGAACGGCGACACAGCGGGCTCGCGGATCGCCTGCGCGTCGAAGTAGTAGCTGGGCCGTTTGGTGAGCAGGAAGATCTGCTCGTGCGCGCGCGTCGGCCGGTCGGTGACCGACTCGGGCATCGGGTTGGGCTTGGCCCAGACGATCTCCGAGCGCAGGTACCAGCCGTCGGCGCGCAGCGCGAAGGCGACCATCCACGGGATCCCGATCAGGTCCTTGTTCTTGTAGCCCGCCGGCGGCGCGTGGTGGCGCGCGCGGTCGACGCCCGGCGCGAGCCCGGCGCGGCCGCCATCGCTGCGCCGCGACGACCAGCGCGTCGCGTAGCTGTCGCCGAGGTTCAGCCACAGCGTCCCGTCCGAGCGCAGTACGCGCCGGACCTCGCGGAATACGGCGACGAGCGCGTCGACGAACTCCTCGGGCGTGGCCTCCAGGCCGATCTGGCGGTCCTCGCGCACGGCGCCGCAGCGCCCGCAGGTCGACCAGCGGGTGACGTTCGCCACGTCCATGCCGTTCTTGGACGCCGGGGTGACGCGCCCGGTCTGGTGGCCCTCGCGGTGATCGCAGGCGGCGTCGCCGCCGACCCACTCGCCCGTGCCGTAGTCGCGCAGGCCGAAGTACGGCGGCGAGGTCACGACCGTCTGGACGCTCTCCGCCGGCAGCGCGGCGAGGACCTCGCGACAGTCGCCGACCTCGATCCGCCAGCGCGTGTTTCCTGCCCGATGCCGCTGCTGGCTCTCAGGCATAGTCGGCCGCCTCCTCAAGGCCTTCGATCGAGCGCAGCGTCTGACGCAGGGCGACGTCGGGCGGCTCGACCAGCGTGGCGACCCCGCCGGAGCGAGGTAGCGCGACCGGCTTCATCGCGCTGACGATCGCGTCCACCGTCTCCTCGTCGTCGGTGTCGGTCCAGAACGCGGCGATGACCAACCTCATGGCGTCTCGCCTCCCGTCGAGCCCGCCGCGGCACGGCGGCCCGCGTCGTTCAGGCGGACGTTGTGGCCGTACTCGATGTCCGCTTCGAGTTCCACGAGACCTCGCGTGCGGAGGGCATCGACCGTGTTGTGGTTGATCCACGGCTGACCGTCGATCAGGCCGGACGCACTGGACGTCACCACGCCCCACTCGCGGGCGGGCATCGTGTCCAGCCAGCGCACCGCCTCCTCGCGCGTGGTCTGCGGGCTATCGGCCATGGCTGGCACCGTCCTCCCGCGACCGCAGCGAGTTGTGGCGGTGCCCGCACCGGGGACCATCGCAGTCCGGCTGCGCGCACCACCGCGAGTGGTGAATGCCGTGCGGGCAGAAGCCCGCGCCCTCCTCGACCTCCTCGACGATCTCCACCACCGTTCCGTCCGGCAGCGGGCCGAGCGTGCCGCCGGACTCGGGGATCCTCAGCGCGTCCGACCGGAACTGGTAGTGGCGGCCGTCGTCGATGACGCTTGTCGTGGGCGTCGGCGCGTACGGCCCCCATGCCCGATCGATGATCTCACTGGCGGCTTGCTTCGCCTCGTCCAGCGTCTCGACATGGCGCATGGTGGGGTAGATCGGCTCGTCTGACTCGGCGATCTGTGCGGCGGTCATGCGGTAAGTGGTGACGACGTAGGGCATGTCTACAAAACTACACACCTTGCCCTGCGCTGTCAAGTTTTCTACACTAGGTTCATGCCCGATCACGAACGCGCTCTTCGCAAGGCCGTCAGCAAGTACGCCGACGCGCGCGCCGCCCGAGACGCAGCGATCCGCGCCGCCTCGGAGGCCGGGATGAGCTACCGCGCGATCGGCGAGATCGTCGGCCTTAGCTACAGCCGCGTCATGCAGATCGTGCGCGCCGACGACACCTGAGGTGCTCTCGCGTCCTGCCCGAGACGACGGAGTCATGCCGCACGCTCCCGGGTTCGCACTGGCGCCCACTGCTCGTTCGTCAGCCGTTGCAACGCCCCGACGATCCCCAACAGCCCGACGGCGTATTGGATCTCCTCCCGGTACCGGGGCTCCATGAACTCCAAGATCGACAGGGTGCGGAGGTTGTCGTAGGCGTCGTGGTGGTGATGGCACAACGGGACGACGCCTAGCTCGTCTCCGTCTCCGCCGAGTGAGCGGTCGATGACGTGCGCGGGTTGCACCGGGCCGTGACAGGGGTCGTCCTCGCGGATGACGATGCACGGCTGCCCCTTGACCTTCGACCGCTGCGAATCGCTCGCCGGGGTAAACCCGGAGCTCTTCCGCGGTCGGGCGTTGCGGGTGCCATTGGGCTTCTCCGCGGCAGCCTTGCGCAACCAGCGGGCCTGCTCGTCCTCGTCGACGAACCGCCACGGCTCAACGTGGAGCTGTCCGGTCTCGCGTGCTGCCGCACGGCGGAGGTCGTCGGCGCGCTTCTCCTCGTTGGTCATCGCGCGGCCTCCGTGTGCTCGGCGATCTGCGCGGCGTATTCACCCTGAAGTTTGCATCTGCGCGAGCACCACCGATGGTCGATCGGCATGGTCCAGTCGAGCGCGCCGCAGTTGTTGCACTTCTCGGCGTCGGCGTACTTCCAGTCCAACAGGCTCCGGTTGCAGCGAGGGCACGGGCTCTCGATCTCGACAAGGCTGCATTGGTCGGCGCTGGCCTGTCCCTCCCACTCGCAGTGCGTGCAGACGAGCGCGATGGCCTGACGAGCGGACATGCCGTCGCCGACCATGATCGGGTGTGTGCTCACTGGTCCTCCACGGTGGTGCTCATGCGATGTTCTCCTCTGGGCGCTCTCGAAGTTCACGACCGCTCACCACAACACGAAGAGTGACGACGGCGCGGCGGCGGAAGTACTGGCGCGCGCCCGGCGTATCGCCGGCCCACACCTTGGCGAGCGCGACCTGTCCCTCCGCATCCGCCATTTTCGACGCAAGCTCCTCTTCGTTGACAAAGCCGCTGCGCTGCTGCATCACGGCCAAGCGATCAACAGGGTCGTCAAAGTCGACCGCGCCCTCGGGCAGCTCCGGTCGTGGCTCGTAGTTCCGTCGCTTGGCGTCGGCGACAGAGCGTGCGATCAGGTCAGCAACCCGGCTCACTCGGACGACTCCTGAGACTCGCCAGAAGCGAAGGCTGGCTCTAGTGGGTAGTCGTGGGCCTTGACGACGTGGATGCGCGGCGACAGACGGACATCGTCGCCGCGTTCGATCCGCGTGATGTCCTTCGCGGCGACCGCGTCGGTCCAGAACTTCTCGTCGTACTCTCGGTGCTCTTCGCGGACGTTCTTCATGTGCTTGTCGAGCATCCCAACCTTGCCTGTGCGTGCGATGTCGTCCACGGAGGCGTCTGTGGGCATGAGCACGAGGACCGGGTCGGTGTAGCTGCCGACCCATACCTTCCACACCACGGCGACGTCCAGCACATCGTTATGCGGCATGGCGGAGCGTCCTTGCGATCTGGCCGGTGACGAACACCACAACGGCTTCAACGGCTTCTTGGGTGGCCTCGTCATGTGCTTGGCCTTCGTCCTCCCACGACAGCGGGCCGTGCTCGGCGTAGGCCTTGAGGTACTCGGCTCGGAACACTTCGAGCGCTTCGTGTGCGAGGGTCATGACCAAGCCTCCACGGCGAGGAACACGCAGGCGATCACGCCGAAGAACACGCCGACGAGCGGCGCGTCGGCCAGTGCGCAAAGGACGGCACACGCTGCGTAGAGGGCTGCGAACTGAGCGTTGCTCACGCGACCTCGCCGTTCCTCTCTCGCTCGTCGAGGTCGATGGTGGTCCAGGGGTGGACGGTCGGGGGCTCCTGTCGCTGAACGACCGCTCCCGCTGACGCGAAGTCCTCAGCGATACGACGAGCGATGCGTAGGCCTTCTCGGTCGTCGTGGAAGTAGCCCCAGCACAAGCCGGTGTCGGGGTTGATGACCCGTAGGCGACGGATCGGGACGGGCCGGTCGTGAAGGCTCATCGAAAGCCCTCCCGCTCGTCGATGAGCTGGCGCTCCCGCTTCTCGTCCGGGTCCTCGTTGGGCCACGGGAACGGCAGGTCTTCGTTACGGGTCGCGGCCTCGTCGCCACGACAGACAGGGCATAGGCCTTGGTAGTTGGTCAGGCCGCAACCCGGGCAGGACGGTCCGTTCTTGACGGGGCTCACGAGATGGTCTCCGGCCAGTCGGGGTTCTCGCTGATCCACGAGCAGTCGCGGCCGGATCGATCGTCTTGAGACAGTGGTCTCAACAGCGCATGCCGTGGCCCGCGGCGAGAGCGCGTGCGTGCGCTCCACACCATCAACAATGCCTCGGGCGCGCTGGACAGCGTCCTCTCGTCCACCGATAATCAGGCGCCGCTCCGGGTCTCCCTGCTCAGGCATCCTGTCCCGCCTTCCGCTCGTCGGGCACCGAGAACGCGACCAGGGCAGCGTCGGCAAGGCGTGGAGCCTCGCGCTCACAGCCGTTGCACCGGTAGTAGCCCGTGCACTCGCACGTCAGGCCGGAGATGGCCTCCAGTGCTGCTACGAGCGGACGCACGTCCTCCTCGCGGAAACACGCAACCTCGACCGCATCGACCCATGGGTCTTCGTCATGCGGCCAGTCGGCGGGCCGCTCGTGGTAGTGCCCGTAGTAGTGGCCGCGCGATGGTGCCCGCTCGCGGTTGGTGATCTGCTGGCCGCAGTCGGGGCAGATGTGGGCGACGAGTTGGATGGGTTCAGGCATCGACGACCGCCACCTTCAACGCACCGTTGACGATCATGCGACGGACCAGCGCGAGACCACGGTTGCTTTCATAGGCGGGCGCTAGGTCGAGGAGCGTCTCGACCAGCCGCAGCCGCTCGGCCGGGTCCTTCTGGGCGGTGAGCGTGAGGCGCATGGCGTCGATCACGTCCTGAGCGGTCGGGTCCTCGATGTTGTAGTCCGGGGAGGTCATCACGCACCACCACGCTCTTCGGCAGCGGCAGCAAGATCGAGCTGGGCGTTGAGGTCCTCCGGCTCGTCGCCGATCGCCTCGGATTCGGCCGGCGCATCGCTGAACGGCACGTCCGACTCGTCTGGGGCCAACGCCGCGTTCGCGGTGGCTACCCATTCCTCAAGGTCGAGGAGCCGGGTCGAGCCGAGCGCACCCGAGCGGTCCCCGGCGCGGCGTCCCTTCGCCTGCACAAGCTGCCCGACGTAGACGGGGTCCTTCTTCTCGTCGGGCTGGACCACGCCGCAGTAGGCGATGATGTCGACCTCCCCCATCACCTGCTCCGGGAGCTTCTTGCCGCCGGTCAGCGGGCGACGTGTCGCGCCGCCCTCCTCGCTGTCGTCGATCTGCTCATGGCAGACCAGCACGACGTTGACGGGCAGGTCCCGCAGGGTTCGCACGAAGTCGTAGACGGTGTCGTTCGCCTGCCCGTAGTGCTGGATCTGCGGCTTCTTGCCGCCGACCTGCTCAAGCACCGCGGAATGAATGTCGCCCACGGTGTCGACCACGACCGTCTGTTCGCCCTGGCCTCCAGCACGGAGGTAGGCGGTGACGGTCGTCAAGGTCTGGCGGCCCTCGAACTTCACGGGCCGGACCTTGTCCTTGTACTTCGCCTTGGCGTACCGGTAGGAGGACGGCCCCTGGCAGGTCAGCAACAGCACCGGGCCGGGCGCCGAGCAGGCCGCAACGGTCTTCCCGTTCTTCGCAGGGCCGTACAACAATATGTTCCAAAACTTCGCCGCGGGCTCGTCGCCGATGAAGTTCAATGTCGGAAGGTCGGTCATGCGCGCTCACCATCCTCGGGTTCGCTAACCGTGCCAGCGACCACGGGTCCGGCGAAGTGCTTGAGGATCTGCGCGTCGTCCAAGTCGACCACGATTGAGCGCCAGGTGTACAGCTCGGGCTCAGGGGTGACCTTGGCCTTCATCTCCGACCACCACCGGTCCTCGTCCTCGTACGGCAGATGCTCCATCATGTCGTGGGAGATCGCACCGGCCAGCCATGGTGTCGTTCGGTCAAGGCCAAACATCTGGATCGCGTCGGTCTCGACGCCGATCAACATGGTGACCTTCATGCCGCCCTCTTCTCGTTGGTGGTGTCGATCCGGTGCAAGCGCAGCACCCTGGGCATCGAGGGTGCGATCGGCCGGCGCGTCCGTTCTGCTTCGAGGTCGGCCTGGTTGTCGTCCTCGAACTCGGCCTCCACGCTGTGGTCCTCACCGAGCCCGCACAACTCCTCGTGCTCGCGAACCTGGCGTTGGTGGCTGCCGTAGTCCCGGCCCGTGTAACCCTTCGACCAGCCCGTCACGACGACACCTGATCCTGGATTGGAACGCCCCAGCCGCTTAGCGTGTAGTGCGGCTCTCCGCAGGTCGGGCAGATCGGGTTCCGGTGGGCAAGCGAAAGGCACACCTCGCAGATCGGCGAACCGGCCACCGGCCCGCCGTCTCCGGCAGGGCGACGCCAGCCGCACAACGCCCGATCCTCGAGACGCTCCGAGCACCCCAGGTGGAACACCCGGCGGCGCCCATCGGTTACCGCCTTCTCAGTGCGGGGCGCGGACTTCGTCGCGGCGCTCATGTGATGTCCTCGGTGACGTCGGTGGTGGCCTGGCCTTCACGCGTGACGACCGCACGACCCACCGGGGCCTCCTGGTCGTGACGGTGGAACCTGACGACCCGGTCCCCGTTCGAACGCGTGTAGTAGGTGAAGCTGTCGGCACCGAGTTCGCGCACGAGGTCGTCGATCGCCTGTTGTTGTACGGACGGCTTGCCGAGCAGGCCGGCACGGCCCAGGTTGTCGGTGAACTCGCTCACGCCGCCGACTCCATGGCCTTCATCTCCGCGGTCATTACCGCGTCTCGAACGTCGCGGAGGATCGCAAGGCGCACTTGGATGCCCATTTCCGCTCCGGCTCGGGCGCTCTGCGGGTGAAGGGCGCCAAGGATGTCGCGGCATGGCGCGCGGTCGATCATGTCGGCGGCGCCTTGCGCGGTGTCGCGAATCATCTGGTCGATGACCTCGATCGCGATGCTCATCGCTCCACGTCCTGTTGGGTGGTGGTGCCGTCGGGGTGGACGTGCCACACCGACACCGGACGGTTCGACGAGCGGTTGAACAGCGCGACACGGATGACGCCGTGCTTGAGGACCGTCCGGTGCATCGACGTGGCCTGCTCGCGTCGGTACAGCTCACGGATCGCGTCGGCCTGAGGAGACCGAGACCGGCCCATCGGCAACACAGCCGAGGTCATCAAACCGCCTCCGCCCGGATGTCGCAGGCCATGGCCATGTCATGCAGCGCGGCGCGCGTCACGAGCCTGCGAGCCTTGCGCAGCGCCATCTCATCGCTGTGGTCCTCGCCGACGACGAGCGCAATTGCGGCGTTCAGCTCTCGGCTTGCGGTGCGCGGCGGCTGCGGCTGCGGCTGCGTGCAGCCGACGCGCGGACCGTGCATGGGTCGCGTCTCCGGCGTATTCTGATGCTGGCCCATTCGTGATTTACCTCTCTCGGATCGGGTCTGACGGCCCGGCTGGCTCAACAGCCGGGCCGTCCTCGTGGGGCAGTGCTTCTGCTGCGCCGATGCTCAGCGCGGCCAGCAGGGCGCCGCGCATCGCCTCGGCAGCAGCCTTCAAGTTGTCGTCAATGTCCGACAGGTGCGACACGCCGTGGAAGCGCAGCAGCGCGACGTTGACCATGCCGTCGGAGACGGGTAGCGACGCGGTAAGACCGGCGTACTGGTCGGTGACGTCGTACTTGACCGACGCCTCCACGATCTGGCCGGGGAGCTTCTTGCCGTGCGTGGCGACGAACACGCGTCCGGATAGGCCGCCGCGGTAAAGGTACGGCGGGTCGAACTTCATCGCGGGGCTCCGTTCCGGCCGAGTGGGGTGACGTGCCCGGACCGGGTGCCATGGAGGACCTCTGCGGCGCGTCGCTCGTCCAGCAGATGGCGCTGATGGGCGAGTCCGGCGAGCAGGTTGCAGGCGCGGTGCGCGACCTTCAGGTTGTGGATCGCGTTCGGCCCGCCGATCGACCGCGGGTGGACGTGATCAAGTGTCGCGGCATGGTCATGGTCCCGGGGCAAGCTCAAGTCCAGTGGCTGTCCGCACAGCCAGCAGGTCGCGCCGTCGCGTGCGATCACGGCACGGAGACGACGCCGCTTGGCACGCGAGTTCCCGCGCGTCATGCCGCGTCCCTCTGCTCGGAATGGCCAAGCATGCCGGGCCGAATCGGAACGCTGAATCGGCGCGCCCAGTTGATGACCGTCTGTGGCGCGCAGCCGAAGTCGGCAGCGATCTGAACGCTGGACTCACCGGCGCGGTAGCGGCGGGCGGCCTGTCGACGCTGCATCGGGGTCAGTGGCGTGTAGCCACCGACTGGGCCGGTGCGGTGTGGCTCAAAGCCTGCGGCGATGATCGCCTTGTTCCAGGTGCCGAACCGCTTGATAACGCTGTTGACGGCCGGCACGTGCGCCCCGCCGACCTTTGCGCGGGTGAAGTCCATTGAGGTCGGCGGAACTCCGCCGTGCTCGGCGGCCCACTCCTGAATCACCGAGATCGTGGCTTCACGTGTCCATGTGGCGTAGTGGTCGGGCGCGCAGTCGACACACACCGCATCCTCGTCTTCTCCGCGCCGTCCGTTGCTGCCGTTCGTCGGCGTACCGCAGTAGGTGCACGGGGCCCGGTAGCTCTCGATCCGATCGCGCTTCTTTGACCCGTCGGGGTCGTCGCACCACGCGTGCGCCGTGGTAACCGCGATACCGAAGTGCTCGGCGATCTGCTTGTAGGCCTTGCCGTCAACGCGCATTCGCTGCGCCTCGGCGACCGCCTCCGGGGTCCTCGTCGGGAAGCCACGAGGCATTACGCAGCATCACCACCAACATGCTTCAGGGGCAGTCGTCCTTCACGGCGCGCCTTGTACACGTGACCCCAATGGATCGGGGTCGGTGCGGGCTGCACCAACACCAACGGGCTCGGCCGGCCGTCGTCATCGGGGCGAACAGTCTTCGGCTCGGGCGTCTTGTGACACCACGTGCTGTTGTCGCCGTAGTTGAACCAGCCCATCTAGAACACGTCCTTGATCAGGTCGAGGAGGAGGACGAACAGCACGGCGAAGACGGCGGCACCGGCCAGGCCCGCAGGGTCGTTGCGGTCGATCACCGGGCGACCTCCAGGTGCGGGTACTTGCCCTCGTCGAAGTCCTCGACGAACCGGGAGACGTACTTCGGCAGGTCCGTGCTCAGTGACGTGACGTCAGGCTTCTCCTCCGGCCAGACCTCCAAGTGGCCCGCATCCACATCCGCCGCGTAGCCGCCCACACTCAGGGCGTTGGCGATCGGGCACGCTCGACAGATCCCGGGGAAGCCCTTCGGCAGGCGCTTGAGCGGCTTGAGCTTGAGCTTGGCCCGCTGGCGGTTGACGTAGGCCAACACCTTCTGCTCGGCCTTGCTCACTTCGCCACCTCGCGTTCTTGATGTGCTTGTTCGACGAGTGCTCTCACCGCAGCGACTCGGAACTCGTGCATACCGCCGACACCGTCAGCGGTGACCTTCTCGACCCTCTGCAACAGGTAGAAGTGCTCGGGACCGAAGAGGCCATCTGCGGCGATCTCCAACCAAGCGTTCAGGTGGTCGAAGTTGACCGGCAGGGTCAGCGGGTTTACTCCCGCTTCCACCAACGCCTCGAACGCACACTGGACCTGCGCATGGGCGGCTGACAGGTGCGCGACTGCTTGGATACGAGCCTCACGCTCAGCGTCGGTCATCGCTGCCCCTCGCCGAACATCTCCGGACGCAACCCCAGCTCGGTGCCCGTGCGAGGACGCAGCCCGACCTCCGCAAGGTCGAGGAGTTCCTCGAGGATCTGCTCGCTCTCGGCGAGGGTGTCGCCGCACTGATGCGCGAACAGCAGCGCGGACAGTCGTTCGCGACCCACGGCAACAGCAGCCCCGTAGATCGCCTGCGGGTCAGCGACCGCAGGATGCTCGCGGGAGACCTGGCCAACGACGCGCTCCCACGCAGGCCACTGCGTCAGCATCTCCCGGAACGCGTTCGCCGCCGGGGGCTGCCACACGGGCATCGGCCGGCGAAACGCGGCGGGGATGTCCCAGCCCTCTTCGGGGACCTTGATGCGGTCCAGGGCGGCGACGGTGGCGTCCTCGCGGGCGCGCGCTTGCGAGATGAGGTCGTCCAGGTGGCTCATCGCTGCTTCGCGGTCGGGGTCTGCACTTGGGAGCGGTACGGCTCACGCAGATGCCGGGCGAGGTCCGCTGAGGTGCAGCGGCGGCAACGGCACACGCTCGTGCCATCACACGTACGGTCCAACTGCCTGAACAAGCCGAGACCGTTGATCGCCTCGAAAGCGACGTGGATGCGCATGGCTAGGCCGCCTCAGAGTCGTCAACGGTGGGCGCCTCAACGAGACCGAGAAACTCGGCTACGGGCATGCCGTAGAAGTCCGCCAGCGCCTTGGCGACCGGCGCGGTCGGCTTCGGGTCGTCGGACTCTTCGAGCGCCTTGAGCGTCGGGTAGGCAAGCCCGGTGCCTGCCTTGACCTCGCCGCGCGTGAGGCCGCGCTCGTAGCGCAGCAGTTCGAATCGGTTCATGCCGACGCTCCTGCGATGGACGGCCGTCGGCGTGGCGCGCCGTGAAGGCCGAAGAGGTCGTCGACGCTGACGCCGAGATCGTCGGCGAACTTCTTCTGCGTCGACAGGAATGGGCCGTATCCGCCTTCGACGCGGCGGACGGTCATGCCCGAGCATCCGATGCGGATGCCGTACTGCTCGGGAGATAGGCCGAGTCGCACCCGGTGCTGACGGATTCGACTGGCTGCAAGTCGCTTTGACATCGTGCAGCCAGCTTAGAAGCGGCGTGCATAGCTGTCAAGCCGTTTGCAAACTTTTGAAGTCGCGTGCACGACCGTTGACAATTTGAGTGTTGCGAGCCCGTAGAACTCAGCGCGTGCTGGAAGCTGAGGAACTTAAGCGCCGGATCGAGGCTGCGCGCACCCTGCGCGGACTGAAGCAAACGGAGTTGGCGGCGCTGCTCGCAGAGGATGGCCTCGGCAAGAGCGACCTAGGCCGGATCGAGCGTGGCGACATGACGATGCAGCGCATCCACCGCGATGCCATCGCCCGCCACCTAGGCGTGCCCGATGAGTGGCTCACTGAGCCCGATGTCGACACGATCGTCCGCCCCGCCAGCCCAACCCAGCTCGATCGCCTCGAGGCAATGCTCGCAGCGGTCGTCGCCCACCTGGGAATCGAGCTACCGGCGTCGAGCTCGCTCGTCGAGACCGACGAGATGCTGAAGGCTCAGGCCGAGGCGAAACGCCGGGCCAGGGAGCACGCCGAGCCGCGCCGCAGGCGCAAGAAGTAGGCCTACTGCGCGCCGAGCGCGCGCGAACCGATCAACCGGCCATCCTGGTCGTACAGGTACGCGCTGGAGCCGTCGAGGGCTTTGATGCCGGCGCGGACGTAGACGAACGTGCCGTCGTCGGCGACTTGGACCTCTCGGCCGGGTGGCCGAATCCCGATGCGGATGTGGACGTCTCGGCCGACGAGGCCGTAGGCGACGGATCTCGGTCCGCGCCCGCTGCCGCTGCCGTAGTTTTCGGTGGCGACGAGCGCGCGCTGCCCTGGAGGCATGCACTTGCGGTCGGCCTTGCCCGACGATTCGATGAAGCGTCCGCGGATCCGCTTCCCGAGTCGTTGTTGTACGACTCGGCCGACTCTGACGCAGCGTGTGCCGTTGTCGCCGAGGAAGGCTCGCACGCCCCATGCATCACTCTCCGTCGGATCGGCGGCTCGTGCGAGTCCGAGTGCCGGATCGACAGAGGGCGCGTTCTGCTTGGTCTTCGGCGACGGCTTGAGTTGGATGTCAGCGACCGTCCATGCCCCTCCAACCCCGAGCGCCAGGAGAATCACCAAGGCAACACCAGATACCACGCGGAGACGGCGGCGAGGCGGGTCGATCGGAGGCGATGGCACGATGCCGGCCGAAGCGGCGAATAGGTGCCAGAACTCACCGAAGTCGCTCCTGGTCTCTTCGTCGGCGCCTTCTAGATCGTGGGCTTCGGCGGCGGTGGAGGCCATCATCGCGAAGCCCTTGCGCCGGGCGCGCTTGGCGTCATCCGTGCCGCTGTTGACCCCGCCGCCTTCGTCCAACACTGACTCCTCCGGTCCCGGCCCCTGCGCCTTGATGCCGAGGGCGGCAAGCAAGATACCCCTATAAGGACACTCACCGGAATGGGTTGTGACGCAACGGTGAGCGTCGACGCGCCAACAAACGCTCCGGTGCCTGGATCGCCGCCCAAACTCGGCCCATCACGCCCGGTCTGACTGTTCTAATGCGCCATGACCAAACGATCCCGTCTCCCTGACCAGTGCATCAGCTCTGCCACGGTCAAAGCCCTCGTCCTCGCGCTCAGTGCGCTCGCGCTCGCGCTCACAACCAGCCCGTCCGCAGCCCAGGCGGTCGAGTACCACACCACCTGTGTCGGTCACGGATGGGTCGCAGGAGCATCACCGAGCGACGGCTCGGCGTTCTCACGCATCGAGACCGGCTGTGGCACCACGACGCGCTCTTGCGACCTCTACAACTGGGGCACCTTCAAGGGCGGCCAGGCAACCAGCACAACGACCTGCAACGCCTGGCTGCCGGACTACTGCGCCTGCACCGAATGCGCCTCGTACGCCAAGCTCACGTTCTCAGCCGCGTTCTCGCAGCACAACCACACACCAGACGGCTACTGCGCGGGCTTCAGGGCACTCGCCGATCAGCGTATCCAGTCCGTCGACCCGCTCGGCGACGAACCCATCGAGGACTCACCGGACGTGACGCCAGACGGGACAGCGATACCGGGAGCGACCGCACCAGACCCCGACGGCGGCGCCGACTTCGCGGTCCGTGTCTACCGGTCACAGACCGGGTGGACCTGCCCGGAAGCCGGACGCGTCAAGAACGGGGTCTTCGGTCAGCAGTACGAAGACGGCTGGCGTGACCTCGGGCTTGACTCTGCGGGCGCCTGCGCGGATCTCGACCGGCAGCCGGTCGGCTTCGCGGTCAACACCTACCCGCAGGCCGGAGACATCCCAGCCCACGCGGTGGTGTTCGGCTCGGTCGCCAATGGCGTGTCTTCGGTGACGGTCACGATCGCTGGTGTCCGGCATGAGCTGTCGATCGTGTCGGGCACGTTCGTACTCCCGACCACGACGGACGCTCTCAAGGCTGGCGCTTTGCTGACGGTCGACACCGAGCAGGGCCCGGTGTCCTACGAGGTGCCTATCGGCGCCGAGGCGTAGAGAAGAATCGAGGGTGGTCGCAGTGGGTCGGAGGCACTGCGACCACCTAGTCTCGTTCGTCGTGTAGCTTCGCGCGATCGACCCGCCCAGTCCCGTTCCGACCTTTCCGTCCTGGCGCTCCCTTGAAGCCCTGGTACTAGCAGCGTCGCTGCTGACCGTGCCTGCCCTCGTCATCGAGGAGAGCGCCGACCATGGACCGTGGGCAACGGTCGCTCTCGGCCTGAACATCGGGATCTGGCTGATCTTCGCCGCCGAACTCGTCATCGAACTTCGTCGAGCGCAGAGCCGACGTCAGTGGCTGCGCTCCCACCCGTTGGACGTTGCGATCGTCGTCTTGACGCCTCCGGTCGCCCCCGGTGCGTTGCAAGCCGCACGCGTATTCCGTCTGCTCAGGGTCGCCCGCCTGTTCAAGGCCGCCACGATCTTGCGTCGCCTTCTGACCACGGAGGGCATCCGCGACGTCGCGATCCTCGCCGCGTTCTCGGTGCTCGCCGGCGGCGCGGCCTACAGCGCCGTGGAGACCGGGCAGCACCTGTCGACGTGGGACGGCGTGTGGTGGGCGATCACGACCGTGACCACGGTCGGCTACGGCGACAGCTATCCGCACACCGACGCCGGCCGAGTGATCGCGATCGGGTTGATGGGCGTCGGTATCGGCTTCGTGGCGATCCTGACCGCAGCGGCTGCGAACCGGTTCACCCGGGCGACACGGGCGGAGAACGACGAGATCCGGCGTCTCGCCGATCAGGTCGCTGCGCTTACCGCGAAGGTCGACCAGCTCCACGCCCGCCGCGAGTTGGTCGAGACCGACGACGGCGGATAGGCCGCTGCCGCCAAACGTCCAGTACGTCGCGTTGTGGCTCGTGTAGTTTCGCGCGATGCGCTCACGACTTCTCATCGCGCTAACGACGACTTGCGCGGTGGCACTCCCAACTGCGGCGTATGCCGCGAACCGGAGTCCGGGCCATCTGTATGTCGGGGAGGCCGTTGCGTCCATCCGGGAGCACAATCGCCAGGTCGGCGATCTCACGGACTATGCGTACGAGCGGACCAGGGTCGGGCGCTGCCGCAGGATTACGTACATGCGCGTGAAGTGCACGGGCGAGGCCGAGTACACGTCCTACGACGATGGGTCGACGGCATTCTGTCGTGGGATCTACCAGGTGACAGAATCGGCGACGACCGGCCGTCACGAGGTTCTGTTGCGCGGCCGGATCTCTTGCGCGGAGAACAGCATCTTCGACTAGATCGCCCCCGGCTTTCTGTCCGGACGTAGCGTCTACCGTCCCGCTCATGGTGAGCGAACGTACTCATGGTGGCCGGGAGCGCGAGCGCCCTCCGTCCACAGCACCGACCCCGTCTTCGGGCCGGCCGAGCGACTACTTCGAGCCGTCATTCGCGTCCAAGCACGATGTGGCCGTGGCGGTGCGCCGGGTCGCTCACGCACGTGGCCGTAAGCAGACGGCTGAGCGACTACGCGAACTCGCCCATACGGCGTTGGAGTGGGCGGACGTCGTGGACGTCCCATCGGTCGAGGTACGCCGATGACCGGGCGGCTCGACCTGTGCCCGCACTGCCGCGCCCCGATCTCGCCCGGTCGCCGCGCCGAGATGGTGCCCGGCGTCGAGCTGGTGCGCATGTCGACCGAGGTCATCGACCGGTTGACCGATGGCAGCGAGCCCGTCGTGGTGTTGCGCACCGAGCGCCAGAAGGACGGCACGGTCGACCTCATCCTCCAGAACCCGCCCTTGTCGGAGGCAACGTCATGACCTTGATCCCCGCGTCGGTGCGGTCTCTGCTTGCTCAGCTCGAGCTCATCTCCCACGGGTCTACGGCGTCGTGGAACCCGGCGGGTGGTCATTCAGAGCCGGCGGCGTTGCCGTTCGGCGAGTCCCGTCCCCCACACCTCACGCTCAGGGACAAGTACTTGGAGCAGGACGACGACGCTGGCCGGACCCGGGTGGTCGACCTGATGCACAAGGAGCTGCGGGAGGCTCGCGGCCATGTCGACCGTTCGCAGGTCGTGGGCGAGACTCGCGAGCAGGAGGACGCCCGCATCCTGAAGGAGGGTGCGGGGTTCGAGGCTGACGAAGTCGCCCGCCGGTTCAACTGCACCCCCACCCGCGTGCGGCGGCTGCGGCAGGCTGAGTCGTTGGACACGCTCGGGCGCAAGACCGACGACCTGGAGATCGACAACGTCGACCGGGAGCAGAAGGCGTGGCACATGAAGCACGTGCTGGGGATGAGCGAAGCCCGGATCGCGTTCGCACTCGGTGAGCACCGTACGACCGTCACCCGCTGGCTCAAGAAGGCTGCCTGATGGCCTCGTACATCGATCGCGGCACGGGGCAGCCGGGCTTCTCGCGCGAGGTCACCCACCGCCAGCGCGAGCGTCTCGCCGCTATCGGCCAGTACCTGTACGACTACGTGCTGGCACCGGTCAAGCACAGCGGCGACACGATGCCGCTGGAGCCGTGGGAGACGGTCACCGAGATTGAGCGCCTGCTCGATGTGGCTGACCAGCAACTGGCGCGGATCGACCGGTCTTGTGTTGGCGGTGAGCGCGTCCTCGTTGAGCAGGTCAACGATTCCGCCGCCCGTAGGGGTTAGGATGTGTCCGTCGTGTGGCAGTCCCCTGCCCGCGCATAGTTCTTGCGTTCCGTCCGTTCGCAAGCACCGCCCGGCCTCGTCTGCAAGCGAGGCCGGCTTTGTGACCGTGGCGGGATCCCGCCTGTACCTCGAAGTGAGGGACACCCGCACACGCGCAGCGGCCTAAGTCGGCCCGCCCGGTCACAACCAGCTTCGGCCGCCCGTTGCTTCGACCGACGGGGAAGTGATCACCGGCCATCACGAAGACCGCCGCCGGGCGTAGCTCAGATGGGAAGAGCGCCGACCAGATAAGTCGGAGGTCCCAGGTTCGACTCCTGGCGCCCGGTACGCGCGGTCACTTCTACCTTCGACTCCTGCGGAGGCGCGCATGGGCTGCCCCCAAGACCCGGTCACCTGCCAGTGCTCGGACCATTGCGACGGACTCTCGGTGCATGCGGTCGACCCGATCGCCTACGAGCGCGCCCTGCAGCGGTGTCGTCCGTCGTCGGTGAAGCTGTCGGTCGTCGGCCCCGGCCCCGGCCCCGGCCCTGGCCCTGGCCCCGGCCCTGGCCCTGGCCCTGGCCCTGGCCCCGGCGCCGAGCCGGAGCCGTGCTCGAACACGATGCTCTGCCGGTGCAAGAAGTGTGAGGCCGCCACCGCGTTCCTGGCTCAGCGTGGTGGTTTGGGTGAGGGCAACGCGTCCCCGTTCAAGACCCGCAAAGCCGCCTAGGACTATGACGGCCAGGGATCCGCACGACCTGGCCTTGGAGCTGTACAGCCGTGGCTTCACCCACACCCGCCAGGAAGCCGTCCAGCTCGTCACCGAGAACCCGGACGGCGCGGCGTTCCTGATCGGCCTCTCACATATCGACCGGGAGATGCGTCATCCCGAAGACATCGCCAGCATCGAAGACTGGGGACATGCCGGATGACCACCCAAACTCTGCGACCTTCGGACCCGGCCGGTAACAGCACCGTCCGCCGCGAACTCCTACGACAGGCACGGTTCGCTATCGACGCCGCCATCGACGCCGACTCCTACTCCAGCATCCCGCACGCCAACCGGGCACAGCAGGCGCTCAAGCAGTACCAGGACGTCATCGCTGCCGAACGCGAACACACCACGCTCTCTCTGTCCTGATGGTCAAGCGGGATCGCATCCTCGAACGCGGCATGCTCCTCACCGCGGAGCACATGGGATGGAGACGGACCCCTCGTATCGGTGCAGGACCCATGGCCGGTGACTGGACACGACGCGTGCTCAAGCGCGTCGATGCTCACGGCGCTGACATCGGCCGCGACCTGCCCGACCACCTCACCGTCCCCCAGCTCCTCGAAGAACTCCGCGAGGAATGCTTGGACCTCGGTGGCTGGTCGATCCTCGCCGTCCAAGTCGCACAAGCCAACGGCCTCGACCCCGACGCGGTGAAGCTCTTGAGGGAGCGGCTGGAGACGATCGCCAGCCTCGGAGCGTTGGGCGACGTCATCCTCAAACGAACGCTCGCAGAACTATCGGAACGCACCACATGACCGAGCCATCCGAGATCACCCGAGCCGACGGACTGACCGACACCGAAGGCATCGTCATGGACGCGCTCTGCCAAGCCTTCAACACCTTCGCCACCCTAGAACGCCAACACCCCGACGAACTCCGCGACTTCGCCGACGGCATCCACCGCTGCCAAGACGCACTTGCCCTCCGCATCGTCCGCCGCACCTTCCCAGCCGGCTGGCCCACCAAGCCCACCGACGAACACCAAGCAGTCAAGGTCATCAACCTGCCGATAAGGGCGACAGGTGCCGACCTACGTGGAGCGCTCGCCGAGCTTGCAGCCAGGTTCGCATGAGGCGAGCGTGCAAGGTCTGCGGCACACCATCAGACCAAGCACGCTGCCCAGCCCACCGCGGCACAGGAGCAGGACGCGGAACCGGCACACGCAACCCCGACCGCGACGCCGCTGCTCAGAACCGGTTCGCGCGGGCAGTGAAGGCGCGCGATGGCTACCGCTGCGCCTGTGGCAGCACCACCGACCTGCGCGCCTGTCACATCGTGCCGCTGCATCAAGGCGGCAGCTACGACCCGAGCAATGGGGTCACGCGCTGCAAGACCTGTGACAAGACGACGGACAGGTACGCCACCTAAAGAGTAAACGCCCCGGCAGCGCTGACACGCTCCGGGGCACGGCCGAACCCCGGGAGGTTCGACATGCAGAACCCTACTCGCACCAGCCGTTGTTATCGCTGCCGGCAAGATCTGCCGATTGATGCCTTCGTCAAGGACTGCACGAAGGCATCAGGTAGAGCGTCGATCTGCGTCCCGTGCGACAAGAACAAGGGCCGTGAGTACTACCGTCGAAACCGCGCCAAGAAGCTAGAGGCAGCGCACGACCGAGCGGGAAAGCGTAAGCGCCAACAGTATGTAGTAGTCGAACGGCGGAAGTGCCCTGTTTGCCAGGGCGACTTTGGGACCGTCAGAAAGCCCGGTCCGCCCAAGCGCTACTGCAGCAGCAGGTGTAAGTCTCGAGCGAAGTACTCGCCCGAGAAGCAGCGAGTACGCAATGCGCGCAACCACGCGCGACGCAAAGCTATCCGAGACAGCGCACGACTTCAGGCAACAGCCGAGCATCTCGCAGGCTGGCAGCCGACACCAACCCCCGTCCTTCTCGGTCCGGCGCCCGTAAGGTGTGCCGCCTGCGATCAGGTGCTGCAACACCAACGCAAGAGCAGCCCCAAGTACTGCTCACCCTCGTGTCGCGCTAGCACCACTAGGCCGGACAAATCTCGCCGCCCCTTCATCGCCGGACGATGTCGTGAGTGTCGCGCCTCCTTCACGACAACCCGCATCGGCACGCGCTACTGCTCAACACAATGCAGCAAGCGCAGCCAACGACGACGCGGCAAGCAAGTCAGAAGTAAGCGCATCCACGCTGCTGCCAAACGCGAGCCCATCAACCTCGCGACCATCGCCGAACGCGATGGCTGGCGATGCCACATCTGCAAGCGCCAAGTCACGCGCACGACCTGGAGCCTCGACCACCTCATACCGCTCGCAGACGGAGGCGACCACACCCATGCAAACACGGCACTGGCCCATCACCTCTGCAACGCCAAACGCGGACGAACGGGACCAGCACAGCTCCTGCTCCTCGAACAGGGGAGGGGGGCCACCCTCAGCCGTCAGCAATAGGCCCTCGCCGTATCCGCCCCAACTCGCCGCGAAGAAAACCCGTTTCGGGAATTTCTGGGCTTGGCGCTTCGTATCTCGCGCGCGCCCGTACGTGGTGGTCTGATGGCTCCGGTTCCTGCGGCGGAGCGTCCTCCGGAGGGGTTGGACGCGCATTGGCTTGGGGTGTGGCGCGGGGCATTGAAGGCGTTGAAAGAGCAGGGGTCGTGGGAGTGGGAACAGAAGCCGCTGCTTGACGAGTATGTGTATGCCTTGATCGCGGCGAAGGATGCGCGGAAGGGCTTTCGGTGGTTGGAGGCGCTGGAGGAATACGCGGACCGCGCTGATGATCTGCCGGACATTGCGTGGACGGTTCTTCGTGAGATCGCGTCGGGTTTGCCGACGCAGTGGGATCGGCATACGAAGCGAGCGAGCGCGTTGGCGGACCAGTTGTTGTTGACGGCGCGTGGGAGGAGGGCGGCGGGCTTTGTCACCAGCATCGAAGACGAGCCGGCCGACCCGTTCGACGCGCTCGACGCCGCAGACAACGTCACGCGGATCGACCAAGCGCGGAGCGCATAAGCCGCTCAAGCCGTTCACGGTCGACCACTTCCGTCGCTACGCCAACCTGATGGTGTTGGACAACGGCGAACCCTGGGACCCGGAAGGGTTCCAGCTTGAGATCGTGGCCGACGTCTTCTCGGGTGTTGATGAGTTCTGGGTGGTCATCCCGGAGGGCAACGCCAAGACCACCTTGATGGCTGGCGTTGCGCTGTATCACGGCGATTACACGCCGACCGCCGAAGCACTCCTCGCCGCAGCGTCTCGCGATCAGGCCGGGCTGCTGTTCAACCAGGCCGCCGGGTTCGTCGAGCGGTCCGATGGCTTCAAGTCGCGGTTCAAGGTGTTCGAGGGCTACCGGCGGATCAAGTGCTTGCGGTCGGGCGGCAGGTTGCAGGTCTTCGCCGCTGACGACCGGACCGGGGACGGCGTCATCCCGACGCTCGGCCTGATCGACGAGCCGCACCGCGCGCGCAACCTGGCGCTGGTCAGGACATGGCGCGGGAAGCTTGCCAAGCGCGGAGGCCAGCTCGGGTTGCTGTCGACGGCCGGCGAGCCGGGCACGGAGTTCGAGGACGCTCGCGCCCGCTCGATCGCCGACGCCATCGAGGTCACCGTCGACGGCTGCCACACGAGGGCGCGCGGGGAGAACAGCGTCATTCACGACTGGTCGGTGCCGAGCACCGGCGATGTTGAAGACCTTGCCCTGGTGAAGGCGGCCAACCCGCTGTCGACCATCACCGAAGAGTCGCTGCGGAAGAAGCGCAGCAGCCCGACGATGACCGAGACGCATTGGCGGCGCTTCGTGTGCAACCAGGCGGTCCGCTCGGATCTGACGGCGATCAACGCGTCAGAGTGGTCGGCGCTCGGCACGAGCGCCGAGATCCCTGCGGGCGTTCCGGTGTGGGTCGGCGTCGACTTCGGGTGGAAGCACGACACGACGGCGATCGTGCCCCTCTGGGTCAAGGACGACGAGCACCGCATGTTCGGGACACCGATCATCTTGACCCCGCCGCGCGATGGGTCGTTCCTGGAGCCGGAGACGATCAAGGCGGCGTTCCGCGCAATACAGAAGCGCAACCCGATCGCTGAGGTGGTGATGGACCCGGACCGTGCCGCGGAGATCGCGGCGTGGCTGCGGGACGACCTCGGCGTCGAGCCGACCGAGCACGGCCAGGGAGCGGAGATGTTCGACGCCTACGAGAAGTTCATGGAGGCCTTGCGCAACGGGTGGATCAGCCACCCCCGCGATCCGGAGTTCACCGAGCACGTCCTCAATGCCGTAGCCAAGGTGCTACCGGACGGCCGGACGCGCTTTGACCGACCATCTACCTCTCGCGCACAGGCCGGCCAACGCCGCCGCGTGATCGACGCGCTGATCGCCGCGGCGATGGTGCACCGGTCAGCGACCGCGGCGCCATCTGCATTGGTGCCGATGGTCGGCTGGGTCAGTCGCTGATGGGCATGGCCGCACTTCATGGGAACCGGCGATTGCCGACCAGGCTGGAGCACGCGCGCAGGCTGTACGTGAACGGCACGATCGACCTGGAGGAGTTCGAGCGTCGCGCGGACGCTCTCGTGCGAGCGGGCGCGGAGGATCAGCCGGACATCATCGATCGTGGACCTTCCGGCTTTCGAGATCCCGCGACGATGAGTCCCTCGATCGGAAAGCGGGAGAACCGATGAGGCATCACCTCCCTCTTCTCGTGGCCCTGTTCGGCATGGCGACTATCGCGCTCGGTCTCGCCCTGGTGTATCTGCCCGCTGGCGTCGTCGCCGCTGGCATCGGCCTCGTGCTCGCCGGGTTGTTCGTGATCGATGACGGCCGGCCGAACGGGGGTGCGTAGTGAAGCTGTTCCAGTCGCTTGCTGCCCGCTCGGGTTCACCGCTGTCGATGGGCGACTACCAGACGCTCTTGAAGTTCGGCGGGATGCAGTACCCGCTGTTCAACCTGAACCAGACGCTCGGCGGAACGACCGAGAAGATCGACGAGAGCTTCGCGGGGTATGCGGAGGGTGCGTGCAAGGCCAACGGCGTCGTGTTCGCGTGCATGCTGGTGCGGCAGATGTTGTTCTCG